CTAATACGTTTACCATAGTCAACCCCTATCGGGCGCAACTGGAAGCACAGATAGTTTTCGGTGATAATGTTCATGGAACAAGGGTTCCTACCAATGCCAAAATCCGTTGCCCTAATATCATGGTTACTGATTATTCCCCTGCCAACGTTGCGGCGGCTTCTTTGACACTGACTGGTGCGATGACCCTGAACATTGGTACTCTTACCATTGATACCGCTTTGTTTGATGAGATGCATCTTAACCTTACTCAGGCACAGACAGTAAGTATTTCCAATGCCGCTTTCTGTTTGCCTATGATTGTATCAGAGTGCTACGCTTTCACAATGACAAATACGGTCTTAGGTCTTATTCCTGTTCGTAACTACTATTCAACATCTTGGCTTTCAAGGGAATCGACTTGGGGTTCCCAAACCCAGACTTGGAGCTATATAAATGGAGCTTCAGTCACTGATACGGTATTTGCCGCAACATGTTTCAAGGCAAGGTCAGGAAATGATTCCTCAGTAACCGCTCCTTCCGCTCTATTATCTTTATCCTACACCTCTGATGCAGTATTCAATAATCTGGTATTCTACCAGATTGCCTCGATGAGAAACTACACTACAGCAATCTATGGTTCTGCCAACGTCAACGAATGTACTTTTACAAACATTAAAGTTGTTGGAAGCCAAGGTGCCATAAACCTTACCACTTCCCTCGCAAATACTGTTGACAACATAACTGTTCAGGAAAAGTTCTGGAATGAATGCACAGGCTTTGGAACCTCCGGTTGGCGTGTAGGAATGAATCCAGCTACAGGAGCAAAACTGGTAGATGGAACAAAATATTATTTCAAGGTACGCTCCTATAGGGATTGGACAAACAAGGACTTGTATGTGGAAGGTCGTGTGGTTTCTGCTACACCCTATCTGAGTCCTGATAAATATCATCCACTACAATTTGGTGCTATCAATGCTGGTTCAGCTTCCAATATACTTACATGGATTAGGGCAGAACCACAGGCTGGATCAACTGCTTGGGAAATCTTCCGTTCTACTACCCAAGGCTTTACTGCAAGGGACGCAACTACGCGACAGGTAACGTCGGCTACCGAAGCGACAGTAACCTATACTGATAACGTTGCTGGATTGCTTGGCGCTCCTGTAAATGGAACTACATATTATTATGTATTACGGAAATGGAATTCCACAGGAACAGTAGCTTCCACAACCGGAACCAGTGGACAGTATACTTTAACCACTTCCAATAACTTCAATACAGCAAGGGGAACAGTAGTAAATTGTAATGCCCTTACTGGCTCCACAATAGTTACCGCCCTTACCTCCAACTTTGTAACAAGCGGTATAATTGCTGGAATGGCAGTATCAGGGGCAGGAATTCCTGCAAACACAAAAGTTGCTTCGGTCCAGAATTACCAACAGATAACTCTTGATACTGCTACCAATGCTGTTCTTGAAGGTGTAACCCTTACCTTTGGTCTGGCACCGGGAATGTTGATAGAAGGAACCAACGTAGCCCAGAATGCAAGGATAGTAACTATAGATTCCAATACACAGATTACCGTTGACAAGCCCCATACAGGCGCTGTTTCAACTACAATCACTTTTGCTGATGTTACGGAATCCGCTGAACAGGAAGTCTATACTCACGGTGCCGCCACTACGGTTACGAATTATTGTTTCCAGTCAAATATCTTTACTAGTGGTACTTGGGTAAAGACAACGATGACCCCGACTGATGCCACTGGTAACAACGCTCCTATGGATACCATCTATGTAGCAGGAAACTTGCCAACAACGACATCGGCAAGATTGGTATCCTCCGGTGCAAATGCCACTGCTGTTCAGACGGTAGGTGGACTGACTGCTGGACTGGACTACACTGCTTCCATCTATGTATATGCCGCCGAGACTGCAACTGTTCCCGGTGTTGCTGGAGCATTGATTTTTGGAACAACCACAACCACGTTTACAGCTACCTCAAAATGGAAGAGGATTACTGCTACTTTTCAGGCAACAGGAACTTCCCATACTTTCACTATAAGGATTGATGTATCAGGCAGGACCATGTATGTTGCCCATGCCAATGTTCATCTGGGAACCTCCGCTTTGATCCCGGTAACAACAACTACTGCCGCTGTTGCTTTGGGCGCACAGGAACTTTCCTCAATACTTCCTTTCACAAGGTTATACTCCGATGAGACAGCCAATCAGGGAATACAGATTGCCCTCAATGCCGCTCCTACTGGAACCCACTGGACAGATATTTTTATGGGGACTACTTCCAATTTCACTCCCAGCGATTTGAACAGGGTTGCCTCCACTTGGTCAGCAAGAAGTGTTCCTGTAATACTAAACAATGCAAACAATAATGAAATATCCGATGTAAGTGCTTTAGGTTATTCAGGAAATGTAGTTTACTTGGCTTACTTGGTTGGTTCCTCAAACAACAGATTATTGAACTTCACTTGGGACTTTAATTACTCTACAGCGACTATGATCAATGCTTCCAACCTTTCAAACAACAACCTGTTCCATAATTGGGTGGTAAAGCAACACAGGAATTATATAGCAACAAACTATCCTATTGTTTCTGTCAATAACTGTTCAGGACTCACCTTTCAGAATCTGAAGTTGGACAAATATGATATTGCCTACAATAATCAATTCCTTGATTGTGTATTGAAAGGTGTAAGTGGAGGAAATGCCACTCCTGCGACAACGGCAACCACTTATGCCTTAGGTTCCACCACAGACTCAAATGCCATTGCCTATACTGGTGTCTATGATTATATCTTCAATGAGTTCTATGATAGCATAAATACAGGAAGCCTTAAAATGGTATTCAATGCCTCCTCAAAGGCAATAAAGCCATATTCCATACTGGCAGGAAATCCTGTATTCGGTAATTCAGGAAAGTTATATATCACCACTCCCAATGACAGTATTGAATATACGTGGCCTCATAAAATATATGGAGTTTCAGGATTCAGGAATATTTTACCCAAACTGAATGGTGTTGACCTTGGAAATGATGCTACCCTCCTGTTTGGACTGAAGGTTGAATATTCAATAAATACTGGATCAGGATACGGTGCATATAAAAGGGCAACAGGAATAAACCTTGCTGGTGAGACTGTAAGTGCCTCTGCTGGATTTAACATAAAAATAAAGATAACTGCCAGAGAGTTCATGAAGGTAGGAAACCCTTCAACGCAGTTTGTGATTGGTGAAACCATCAATGGTGCCACTTCTGGAGCTACTGCCGTTGTTGATGAAGTTGAATGTTTTGGAACCACTGCCAACACCATAGCTATTTCTTCAAGGTCTGGAACATTCACCGCTACTGAAAATATCAGGGATTCAACCAATACAGTACGTGCCGCAAACGTGGCTACAAACACCTTTGCCATTGGACCTTCCTTTACTTCCTACATAGATGCCTTGAGGATATTCACCACTGTTGACCAATCGGTAAACTATTCCTTGGCAACAAATGTAACCTGTACTGTAACATGCAAGAATGCATCAACCGGAGCCTTGGTTCAGGATGCCCGAGTCTATATCCTCGCTGGTGCTGGTGGACTGGAAACGGAAGGAACTATCATTTTCAATGGTCTTACTAATTCAAGTGGGATTATACAGTTCATCTATCCTTACATTTCCAGCCAGCCTATAACCGGAAAGGTACGAAGGGGAAGCTCATCACCCTTCTACAAGCCAAACCAGATTGTAGCAAGCATTGGAAGTTCAGGATTAGACCAGACTATATTCCTGATACCAGATGAATAGGAGTTAGACTATGACTGAGAAAGAGATACATGATACTGAACACGACTCTATAAAAGACCCAAAACCGGATTGTGAATATTGTAAATATGAGTTGTACAGAAGGACTCACAAATGTTTTGGTAATGGTAGTTCCACTGTGGCTATTCCCGTTAAGGAAGAATAATTGACTATATCTATAAATTGGCCTACCGGAGTTATAACAATACCTCAAAATCAACTCACCTTTATTTCAGGATCCAATTACACTTTGGATGTTGATGCTTTCAGATTGGCATTGAAAGATTTGGAAGATAGCGAGGAAGGAATGGTCTGGCCTATTACTCATAGGCACGCTACAGCTTCTACCCTTTCAGGCGTAACCTATGCAAGACAAGTAGAAATTCTTGCTCCATATACAATTACATTTCAGGATGTTGGAACACCTTATACTGTTAGTTGCTCTGGAGCGAATCATAATATTGCTGACGTTAAAAACGTAAATCAAGTATCCCTTATAGTAGGAAACTCTGCTGGTCTTATTTCTGTTACATCTGGTTCAGGAGTTACAGCACAGGATAAGATTGATATAGTAAATATGGTATGGAATGAATTGATAGCTAACCATACAGTTGACGGAAGTACTGGCGAGTCTTTATCTAATGCTGGAACTGGTGGTGTAAATTATACAGATATAGCTAATGCAGTTTGGGATAAACCAATATCTGGAAATACAACTGCTGGAACATTCGGAGAGTTCATTCAGAAGAAACTTTTAAGTGTAGCTAAATTTATTGGATTGAAATAAAAAAAGCAGCTTTACGCTGCTTTGTTTTTTAGGTATCTATTGCTGAATAATATTCAGGCAATTCTTTTAACAATTCATAGAAAGCTGATATTCCATAATTATTTTCATAACCATATCCCCATCTATCATAACCCCACGTATAATTCTTTACTACAAGTGGAGCTTTATTTAATTGTCTGGCATCTTCAGATAGATAAGAAGCTACTGTAACCTCTGCGTTATTCTTTGGTATAAGAATTATTTTAGAAATTCTATGATATGTAGCTATTACATCGCTTTTCTGTCTTACTTCTTTATAAAGAGCCATTTTATACCCCTAAAGATTTTATATCTTTATATAACTTAACTGTTCTTCTTATCAAACATTTAACCTTGAATGTATTGAGAAAATTTCCATCCCTCTTATAATGTTCGTGCATTAAGTAATTCAAGGCATCTATAAGTTCTTCCTGCGCATGTAATAATGTATTTACTAACATAGCATTTTCTTGATTTGACTGGAAAGAAATATCTTTATACTTCTCCAACCCAAAAGCTCTTTTATCTTTTAGTTCACTGATAAGTTCTTTATCTTTTACTAGCTTCTCAGATAATTCTATAATATAATTTTCATAATGATAGTTGAAAAATTCATCAAACATTTCTACCTCTTATCAATTCTTCTATATCCTGAAACAATCTATCATTTTCTGCTATTTCTTTCAATAGAAAATCCTCTAACCATTCCGCATAATCGTGTTGTCCCGATATTGTAAACAACTCTCTTAATTTTTCTCTATTCATAATATTTCATCCACCAACCCATATTCAATTGATTTACTGGCATCAAACCAAATATCTTTCTTGAGCATACTTTCAATTTGTTCATCTGTCAGTTTAGTATATTCTTTATACATATTCTTTATTACATTCATAAACATTTCATTGTTTTCCATTTCATCTTTAAGCTCTTCATACTTACCCCACATACCTGTCTGTAATTGATGAATAAGCATAAATGAATGTTTTGTTATAAACCGTTTCTTACCTACCATAGAAATAAATGTAGCAGCCGATGCAGCACTACCCTCTATAATTGTATAGACTGGACATTCACTATTTATAATAGTATCTACAGCAGAAAGAGCTGAAAATAATTCACCACCAAAAGAATTTATATGTAAATAGATTGGAATTTTTCTATAATCCATATCCTTATCATATTTAATAAATTCCTTTTTCAAGCTTGTGTTTAATTCCTTAATATTCTTATTAAGAGAAAGTATTGTTTCTGTTTCTACATCATCATAAAAATAAATATGATTATCAGTTGGCATAGAAGCAAATGGATTCATAAATGAATTATCATTTCCTCCTGAACTTATCATAATAGGTATGGAAGTAAGTTGTTGCTCTTCATCGTCGCACATTCTATAACCTCTTCGTTTAGCCATGTATTCTCCTTTATTTTATTATATGATTATATATGTTTTTTGTCAAGTTTATCTTAAACCAAGTTTCTTTAAGATGAAAATAGTTTCATTAAACATTTCATTTTTTTCAGTAAATAAAGGAATAAAAGCAGATAACGTATTTGAGGAAATAGTTCCAGAGATATTCAGATTTGAGAAAACTCTATCAAGGAAACTTTTTCTTTTCTTGATATTAAGAGAATTAGCAACTCTTTTAAAATCAGAGGAATTTTTTCTATCCTCCACTTCAATTTCTTTTTCTTTTGCCCTATCCTCTACAGAGGAAATAGCTACATCGGAAATATTGCTATATTCTTCTGTTATCAAACTTTCTTTTGAATATATATAACTATAAACAATATAGATCAATCCACCTACAGTAAGGTTTATTTTATGTTTGAATAATATACCTGTATTGTCTTTCAGGAAGTAAAGAAAATCTTTATATCTGTTTTTAGCTTTTGAAGCTTTCATACTTTTCATATCAGGTTTTATTCTATCTATATTATCCATTTCCATAGTTATTTTCTTTATTTTATTAAAGATGGTAGCTATGATATTTTTTTCTTCTGTATCGATATTTTTATTTAAAATATTTTTTTCCAGTTTTGAAAGTAGATTCTGTAATCTATTTGTCTGGATTTTTTCTTCATTTAATTTAATATTTGAATTAAACTGTATACTATTTATCATATTCATTTATTCCTCTTTTTACCAAAATATACATGCATAACCAGGATTTCCAGCTGTTCCATTATTTTCTTTATAACCGCCAGCTCCTCCTACTCCAAAATTTGAACCATTTTGAAAATCTAAAGCAAAACAATATTCAGTAGTAGTATTAACTGTTATTTTAGGTATTTCTGTGTTATTTGTTATATATTTAGAACCACCAGTTGCTGCTGCACTGTACTGATTAGCTTCTGCCGAATAAGGATAGGCCCCGCCTGGAGTTCCTCCTGGTGCAACAATATTAACATCATTATTAGCAGATATTATTGAAGAAGCGCCTCCATATCCACCTTGAGTAGCATTTATGATAAAATTATAAACAATGGATGATTTTATCCCTCCAGCTCCACCAGCTCCTATAGAAAGGATTGCTCCGTGTAAAGCTTCTTTTGGTACACCCAATTTTACTAATATAGTAGCACTTCCGCCTTTTTTCCCTATTCTGTCAGATTGAACAGAACTTTTCCATATAGCTGCTCCACCGCCGCCGCCACCACCGCCACCTATAAGTAAAACATTAAAATATTCTACTCCAACAGCTCCAACTTTATAAGAAGGAATTTTCATATCTATAGTTGTTCCAGAAGTATAAGTCACTACATTATTAAAAGAAGAACACTGTTTTTTTAAAATAAATTGTGATCCTATATCTTCAATTTTTTCTCTTGACCAAATACCAAAATTAGAATTAAATAAAGGCAGATACTCTCTTGGTGTATAAACAACCATACCAGTATTATAGCCATTTCCACTCAATAATGTCATCTTATTCTTAGATATATATCTATTTTGTATAAGAGAGTCATTTATATAAAATAAATCATTTCCTATGGCAGCAGCATCTATGAAATTCGGATTACTTGTTTGCATGAAAATATCATCAAAATCTTCATATGATCCGTTATAAAGACAACTTAAACCAGAAGCCATTTATTTATTCTCCATTTTTTCAATTTTTTCGTTTAATTCCTGTACTGCCTTGACAAGAATAGCTGTAGTATTATTTATATCAAAACTGTTTTTTGCTTTTCCAGTAAAAATCTCAGGACTATCATCAGCTATAATACCAACTTTTCTTTCTTTATCTTTATCAGAAATATAATTAAAATTTACTATATTAAGACATTTCAAATTTTCCAAAGCGCTTATAGTATAAGGGCAAATATTTTCTTTCAGGCATCTTAAAGAGCATACCCTGAATGCTGCTGCTGTATGATTTCCAGAAGAATTAATAGCAGGAATTGTAAGTAAATCTCTATTCATACTTGCTGTTCCAGCATTAACGGTTGTAGCATTTACTGTTAAAATAGTTCCTGTAGTAGCTCCAAAATTAGTTATATTACCATTAACTCCGTATATTCTAGTACCAAAAATTATTCCTGTAGAGCAAATATTCCCTGATCCTGTATAAATACATCCAGCATTTAATTCATCTGTTATATTTATACAAGTTCCTGTATAACAACATATATTTGCTAAAGTTCCTTTTATACAGGAACCATCAGACATAGTAATATTTTCTGTAGCTATACTTCCAGCAAACTCAGAATTTGTTGCATCTATAACAAATGGACCGTTAATATATATTCCACATACTCCAACTATTAAACAACATGCATATAAAGCTGTAGTGGCACAAATTGTGGGGGCACAAATTTGTGTGCTTGCTTCTAAACAAGCAGAAGTAATTAAACATTGAGAAACAATATTATTACAGAAATTAGCTACACCACAATTTGTCATACCAGTTTTATTTAAGAAATTACAAGAACAAAGATTAGTTGCGTTTAAACAATTACCAGTTGAGTTACAGAAATTAGTTAATGTAGTAACATTTAAATTAGCTAAAGTAGAAATACCTACAACATTTAAAGTTCCATTTATACAGCTATTTCCAGTAAAACATCCAATTGCTCCATAAACAACACCAGATGATCTTACATCAGTAGAACAAATATTAGTTCCGCAAATAGTTGGGGAACACAATATAGTTGCATAGGCAAAATTAAAGCAAGAATCTGTAGCTATAACTTTGGCAGAACATATATCTGCTGAATTACAGATATATGTAGAACAAACTGTAGCAGTACAAACTCTTGTAGTGGCTCTTACGCATCCAGTTTCAACATTAATAGTTGAGAATAAACAATTTGTACCTATGCATCCAGAGTTGTTTACATTAGCAAAACACCCTAAAGTAGCTTTTATGCAAACACCTGCATCTACACAACCTAAAGTAGCTAAACCAGAAGTATATGCTGTAGTTGCACAGACATTTCCATTTACACACATAGAATTATCAAACAAATATTTACAAGTTCCTGTTCCATTCAATGAGAAACTAAGACAAGTTCCATTATAACCCATAGTAGCTTTATATGAACATGTTTTTCCTATTTCTATTTTTTCATTAAAAGCGGAAATTTTACTATCAGAACAAATATTTAATTCACAAGCACAAGCAGCCGAACCAGGAACTATATTTCCATCAATATCTATTTTTATAGACATACCTGAAGGAAATGTAGGTTCCAATAATATAGAACAAGCATTTATAGTGCACCCATAAGTAGTAGCTATTTGATTTGTTAATTTATATCCTGTATCTGCACAATAACACCAAGCAGCGCAACTACCCTTTTTTATACAAGCAGTATAACAACACCCATTATAAGTAATATTTACTTTATCATTTCCAAATTTAGTATCAAGACCAAGTTTAATTTCAATCTGTCTAGCAGCCAAGAAAGTATTTGGTTGATTTACTACAACATTCCCATTATGATAAGCTACGAAAGGCCTTACTATTTTACAGGAACCGCAAGTATCTACTAAAGTTTCAGAAGAATATTCAGCTATAATTCCATTACAACTATTAACATTATTTTTTATCAGTTTTTCAGTTGCTGTATAATTATCTCTAATTGCTTGATAATAATTCTCAGAAACCCTTTGAAAGGTTTTTAAATTAAAATCATCACATAAACTAAAACTTTCTATACTGTTTATAGTAGAACAAGAGAAAGAGGGTATAACCTCTCCAGTAGTTTGATCTAATATTTGTCCTTCGCCGTATATTTTTACCATTTATAATTCTCCTTAGAAAGCTTCATCATCTTTATTTGTTAAATCTTTAAAGTCAATATCTTTAGTTATAAAAGCTTTATTATATCTTCTTATAAACTCAGCTTGTTCTGGAAATAAAGATTTGATTCTTTCATATTTCTTCAATTTATCATTTCCTACCAATAACCTTGTAAAACTATCGATATCATCTATAGCTTTTTCAGCATATTCTTTATTAATGAAATAATTGGTATTCCATCCTAATATATCGCTTCGTTTACCATAACTTTTCTGGTGTATTTGGCCAGGATAATCAAAATCCAATACTTTTACTGTAGGTTCTGGATCATTTTTAAAGTTATTATACTTGAAGGATATATTCTGAAGGCTTTCATATAGTTTCCTTCTCTTTCTACGTATAATTTTCCTTAAAACCCTTACAGGTATTTGAGGATTACCTATTGCGGCTGTTGTCATTAATTCATTTAGTTTCATAGTATTATCTTTGCTTAAAAGAATATGAGTTTACCCGAAAGCAACATTATTATAATAAACTGGACAGCATTAGCTATTAGGGAGAATATTGTATTTCTTTGCGAGTTCTTCAAGGTAGTTACTAAATCCTTCGTTTGATTTGCTAAAGTTTCCAATTGATTCTGTAATTCCTGATAGGAGGTTGAGAGAGCTTCGTAATTCGGCATTAATTTCTCTTGTTCTTTTTTCAAGTCCTGAAATGTTTGTTCCAAGGCTTCGTAATTCTTGACCAACGTTTGATACCTGTTCTTCCATTCCTCCAATTCGTTCGCTGATAACTGCGATTGTTTTTCCAAATTCTCCAATTTGTTCTGCAATTCGTTTATTTGTTTCTCTAACACTATTTTCTGTTGCTTGAATTCTATCGAGTAATTGTTTAGAGTTATCCATTCCTCTTGAGTTAAAGTATATATTGGTTGCGGTAAAAACAAGACCAATAACAATAACGATAATAACAATTTTTTTATCATTCATTTTTCTTCCTTTTCTATATATATGTAAAGTTAATTTATATTAACTTTTCAGGAGAAAAAAATGTTCAAACAAATAGTAAAAATGTACATAAAGGAAGAAAGTGAAAGGGTAGCTAAGGTTAAGGAAGTAATTACTCCTGCCCAAATATTTAATTTAAAAGGTAAATTACGACACGATAATAATGCAGTCAGTTTTTTAAATAAATTAGATAGTATTTATAAAAAATATGCTGCTGGAACAGAAACGGAATCAAGAAATAAAGAGCTTACAAACGCTCTTTCTTCTTTGGAAAATAGTAATCAGAAAACTTTTGATAAAATAACTGCTAATCTACATGGCGGTCTTAAAGTTACTTTAAAAAGTTATAAACCTTTATCAGATGAAGAAAAAAAGAAAGTAGATAAAAAAGCCAGAAATAGAGAACCAGAAAAAGGTGCCTTAAAAGTAGACTTAAAAGATAGAGAAAAAGAAAAAAAAGCAGAAAGCAAGTTTAAAGAAATGGTAGGCAAAGAAATTCCTAACGATGGTGATGACGAGAATTTAACTTTTGATAAATACAAAGCAAAAGCCCCCACTAAAACAAGAGAAATTTTTCAAAAAATAGCTTTAGAAAGAGCAAGAAAAAATAAAGAATGAATAAAAGGAAGGGTCTTCACCCTTCCTTATTTATTTTAGGACCGTGATAACTTGTAGTTTGTTTTATCGGTGTTTCACCATTATTTACTTTACTCCATCCATATCCCTTGAAATGAGTTGCTGCTCCACCAAAAACTGGTCTATACATCTTTTCGCCACATTCACAAATGACTTCTGGATCTTCTCTCATAGGGTGGTCCATTTCTTTTTCTTTATTACATTTCTTACATACATATGTGTATAACATAAAATTCTCCTTAGTAAAGTTAATATTATATAAGGAAAGAGGGAGCAAACTGATGAATTTCAAACAAAATGTAAAATTATATTTAAATGAAACAAAAGAAAAAGTAGAAATAACAGATATTAATGGAAATGTTTTAACAAGAGGAGCTGGACAATCAGAAACCAATAGAGCTGAAAATGTTATAGGTAAATTAAAAAAAAGTATTAGAGGTAATACAGATAAGAATGCAGAAGAAAAAGAAGGCATTGAAAATAATTTTAGATCTATACCTACTAACCCAGCATCTATAGTAAATACTTGGTCTGAAGACGTAAAGTTAAAACATTTTACTACTCATCCAAAAACAATATTTTCTGAAACTTCTCAAGTTTTTGAGACCATTCTTTCTCGACTTACTAGAAATAGCGAGAAAAAAGAAGTAACAGATTTATTCAACAAAGCAAAAGACAATAAAGATGAAAATGCTTTAAAAACTTTGATAATAATAGCTAAAAAAATTGTTGAAGCTGATAAAAAAGATACTCTTATATTACAAAAACAATTTGGTGGTACTAAAGAAGAACAAGAAGAAGCAAATAATTTAGCAAGTAAAATAGCAAAACAAGGTGAAGAAAATTTTGAAACCATGATAAATGGAGTAATAGCAAGAAGTAAAATAAATGATAAAATAGACAATCCAGATGCCCGTAGCGTTAGAGAGATTTTGAAAGATAAGGAATTGAATGCAGATATTTCTCTTGGAGATATTATACATAAAGTTAACGGAAAATATGTAGTAAAAAATGAAAAAATTGTTGAAGCGTTATTAAAAGAACTTAGCAAATCACGTGGCCACACAATATCACGTAAAGAATTTAACGCTGACTTAGAGGAATATAACAAAGTAGCCGATAAAAATTGGGTAAAACAGAAAAAAGTTATGTCTGCTGATGGAGAAGAAAATACTGTAGAATTAAGAGCAGAGGATTTAGCCAAGGATATGGAAGGAAAGTATATAGAAAAATATAAAGATATTCAATCCAAACGAGGTAGAAAAATAGGTAAAGATTTGGAAGTTTTTAAAAAAGCTTTAAACAAAGGGAATCAAAGTAGCATAGCAGCTAAATTAGAAGCAATTGGCAAAAGAGCTGAAGATAAAGATGAAAATGATATTAAACGCACTAAATTACGAAAAGCTTTAAAGGGTGAACTATGAACATAAAAAATGAAATACTAATCGACGCACACAAACTCTCCTATAAAGAAGGCCAATTACTAGAAAACCCTGTTTTCCTATCATTTAAAAATGATATGAAGTCATATAATAAAAGCGATCTAGTAGAGGTTTATCAAGCTGTTCTTGGGGAAGAATTCAATGTTATAAAACCACTCATAGATAAAATCTATTTGAAAGAAAATATTGATTTTAATGCTGAACAAATGCTAAAAACAAAGAAACCGGGATTTCTTAAAGGAATATTGGCTGGCTTAGGTGGAATATTCAAAGGCTTTAATCTAGGTAGTTTAATGAGTTATGGCTATCCTATTATGATGCTGGTTAATATGGCATCTGGTCTATTCAAAAAGAAACAAGCTGCTAGTCCAGAACTTTCTAAAGAAGAAATCGAGGCGCAAGTTAGAAAGGAAATGGAAGAGAAACTAAAGAGAGAACAGGCGGCAAAAGGAGCACAGCAAACTGCTTCATAAAGAGTTATTAACTAATTGGTTATATTCAGGTTCTTTAGGCACTGTCTTTAGGGAATTTGATGATAACTTCGTTCGTTTTAATAATTATTTTATTTCCAATCTAATCAAATATGAAGAGGAATTCGTTTATTCTGTTCTTATGTCTCCTGAAGGCGATAAAGAAAAACGTATATTTCTTCTTGCCAAATTTTCAACAATAGAGAATAAGAAAAGGTTCAAAGAAGCTTTTAAAAAAAACATAATAGATATAACTGATCTATATTGTTTTCTTTTTTATGTAAAGAAGATAAGAGGATTTGGTAGAACTATAAGAGATGTAGTTAAAGATTGGTTTCATTATACATTAACAAATAAAATAGAGGAATATGTTTCCAATAATAGTAATGGATACAAATGGAGTTTCAAGGATATACTGAAGGAATTTCATATAAAACCAAAGAATAAAAAAGAGGAAGAACTTTTTAATAAATATATGTATGAAGTATTTTTGGAAAGAGAGGAAACTTTATTTGAGTTATTAGAATATTATGAGAACCTAAAAGGAATTTACTTTCCTAACTCAAGAATTTTATTACATTATGAAAATTTAATCACTAAAAAGGTTAGAATATTGAAAACAAATAAGAAGATTTTAAATATAGTAAACTTTGATTTGGTTGGTAATGTGCAGAATAGTAAAATAAAGGCTTCTGAGTTTGTAAAACATATGGTTGCTGGTTTTGATAGATACTGTCCAAAGAAAGATGATTATGATGTTATTATTTTATGGAGTGATAAAAGAAACATGCATATCAATACAGACAAGAAAGTGATAAAAATAAACTTGAATGTTTCTAAGATGACAAATAAAAAAGAAGAAGATAATACATATAAGATACTAGGTTTTAATAATAAAACATTGGAATTATTGGCAAATATATTGGGAGATAAAATATGAAAATAATACAGGATCTATTGACTATAAATGAATTTTCCAGACCAAATAAAAAAATAAAGGAAGTTCGCTATATCGTATTACATTGGGTTGCTAATCCAAAATCTACTGTTGTAAACAATAGGGATTGGTTTGAAAAAAGGAAAGACGGTAAAGCTGGATATGGATCTGCTCATTATATCATTGATGGAGATATGGTATTACAATGTATACCTGATGAGGAACTTGCTTATCATGTGGGTTCTTCAAATGGATATAGTGATGCAACAAAAAAAGAATTTGGAGATGAAAGTCCAAATTATTATATGATAGGTATAGAACTTTGTCATCCTGATTGGACTGGAGAGTTTACAAAGGAAACTTTGGAAAGCGCAAAGAAATTATGTTATCTATTAATGATGGAATATGGTTTATCAGTAGAAAAGATTACTACACATTTCAATGTAGTTGGTTGGAAAAACTGTCCTAAATACTTTGTAGATAAACCAGAAGAATTCAAGAAGTTTAAAGAAAGTATAATGGAAATACCTTTCTTACAAAAAGACGATGATATATTGGTTGGTGTAAAAAATGGTAAATACAAAATATTGAAAGATGGTAAAACATTTTATAAGGAGCTTGATGATGTTTAAAAAAATACTGACATTTATATGGATGCTTCCTCAGAATATTCTGGGAATACTCATATTGTTTCTTTTAAAAGGTGGAAAAGTAGATAGTTATAAAGATTGTGATATATATCGAGTGAATGTATCTGGTTTTTCTGGTGGTAGCTTTGGGAGATTTATAATTCTTGAGGATGCTTATTTTAAAAGAGAATATATGTTTGTTTTAGAATTAACAAAAAGACACGAATTTGGTCATTACCTACAAGGTAAAATACTTGGTCCTTTATATTTAATCATAATTGGAATACCTTCAATGATAAACAATCTAAGAGCAAGAATAGATATAAAAGTAAGGGATACCTATTATACTAGGTATCCAGAAAATTGGGCTGATAAACTTGGAGAAGTGAAGAGATAAAAATATTTTTATCTAACGCCAAATAACTCACTAACAAATAGTTCCTGTATTCTTTTTTTAAGAGATGGTGGACTAAAAAAAGAAGTTAAATCATTCATAATTTCTTTATTAATAATAAATTTTTTTTGTTTATTACTTATTTTATCAATAGCTATAATAGTATCATTTTCCAATTTAACTGCTTCATATTCAAAAAATTCATTTATATTAAAAACTATTTTTAATAATTCCTCATTAGCTGAAACCATATTTTTATCCTTTAAAGAGGACCGAAGCCCTCTTTATTATGAGCATTTTGAAAAACCACAAACACAAGAGATACAACCATCAATATATTTTAAATCAGCATTTCCACATTCAGGACATTTATGGGAAGTTTTTACTGCTTCTCCATCCTTTAAATATTTCTTCAAAACCCTTGCCACAACCTTACCGAATGAAACGAAAGAAGTGCTCTTTGTCAGTTGTTCTATAATAAATTCCAAAGGAACTCCGTGTCTTAAAGACATAGAAATCAATCTTGATAATGAGGCATATTCATCTCCACAAGTTTTAGAAATATCTTCTATAGCTACTTTCTCTTCACCATTGGAAATTATCAAATCATAAAGACCTTTACCTCTTTTCCTGATTATTCCTTCCCTGTGTTTTTCAATGTCTATGACTTTCTGTAAATCATTAACAACAAACATTTCATAAATAGTATCTTCATATTTACCAACAGAAATTATATACTTGCTTCCATTGATAGATATCTCATGAATATCACAAACTAAATCATTTGGTCTCTTTGGCGCATTATGTCTATCAACCGGTCTATCCTTTTCTGATTTACTTATTTCGAGAACGCCTTTCATACTCCCATTTGGATTATAAGAGGTAAACCCTTTTAGTCCTTTATCATAGGCATACATAAACAGATTTTTATATTGCTCTATTGTATAACCACTTGGAAGATTAGCTGTCTTCGAAATACTATGGTCAATATATTTCTGGAAAATTGCCTGAACATCAACAGATTTATATGGATCAATATCAAATGTAGTTTTAAAGTAAGAAGGAAGAATTATTGTTTCCTCACTTGGAAACATTTTTTTATAAAGCAAAGTCCCATAATCATAAACTTTTTCTTTTGTAGTTTCATCACCTCTGCCAGTTCTAATATTTCTATCATATTCATAAGAGAATACTGGTTCTATTCCTGAGCTGCAATTGTTTCCAACTGTTAAAGATATAGTTCCTGTTGGAGCTATTGTATTCATAGCTATATTTCTAAGTCCATGTTTTTTAATCTCAGAACGAATATACTCGGGTAATTGTTTAATAAAATTAGCATCCAATATTTTTTGTTTATTAAACTTCCTGAAACTTCCTTTTTCCTTTGCCAATTGAGTTGAACAGAAATAAGAACTATCTCTTAATGTTTGTGCTATTATTTCACACTCTTCATTTCCATCTTCTTCTCCATATGTATAACCAAGCATAGTTAAAGCTGTAGCTAATCCAGTAAAGCCAAGGCCTATTCTTCTCCAGTCATATGACATAGCTTTTATTTTTTCTAGTGGATATTCTGTAGCATCCAATACGTCATCTAAAAATCTAATTCCTAAATGTATATAACTATCAAATTCATCATAATCAAAATAAGCATTTACGGTAAAAGCATTTTTCACAAACCTAGGAAGAAACAAAGCTCCAAGATCACACATACTATATGGGGCCATAACAATTTCACCGCACCCTCTATTTATTATTTCATTTGCAATCCAACTATCAGTTGACTCCTCAAAAAAATCATATACTGTATGTAATCCATTCACATTTTCAATATTAATAATATCAACTAAACCAGAAATACTATCTATTTTATCGCCTATTGTCAAAGTTGCTGCTTTCTTTTCTTTTCCATTACTATAAAATATATGAGAATCTGTTGCTTTTAAAGATTTGCCATTGCTAAAATGATACTCTTTTACTTTCATATTAAAATTTACTTCTTTTGTTTTAATTATTGAAGTGGTATTCTTTTTTGTTATAATCTCATCGCCTTCATTTAATGTATCAGCCCTAACATAACCATTAGGAGTTAAAACTAGCGCATCACCAGTTAAGCAAGGATTACAAACATTAATTTCAAAAGCATAGTAGCCATTATTATATTTCTGTGCTTCATCAATATTTAGAATTCCAGGTTCGTTGTGAGTGAAAGCATTTTTTGTCATCAAGTCATAAAGATAAGTAGCTTTTAATGTTTTATAAATCTTTCCATTAAATACCAAATCCCATTCTTTGTCATTTTTAACTGCTTCCATAAATTTATTGGTAATGCCAACAGAAATATTAAATTGGGTTAATTGTTTATTCTCATCACCATTCTTTATGGTTATAAATTTTTCAATATCAGGATGATCTACATTTAATATACAGATATGGGCGGATCTTCTTGATCCTCCTGTATGAATAACCTTTGCTGATTCATTAAATACTTTTAAAAACGAAAGTGGTCCAGAACTATCCCCACCGTGAGAGATAACAGAACCTTCTGGCCTTAGTTTGGATATATTGAATCCAACTCCACCGCCTCCAGCAGAAATCAAGGCATCTTCTTTTATGGAATTGAAAATACCTTCCATACTGTCTTCTATATCAATGGTGAAACAATTATTATATTGTTTCAGCTTAGTATTTGGTCTAGCGTTGGCTAGTATTCTTCCGCCAGGAATAAAATAACCATTCTTCATCATATTATAAAATAAATTTTCGTATTTCTCTCTATTCTTTTTCTTTTCAGCAGAAGCTATCTCTTTAGCTACTCCACTAAAAACTTCATCCGCATTCTTTTCTCCATTAAGCATGTACTTCTTTATAAAAATCTCTTCGCTTATTTTTTGTTCAAATTTCATTCTTTCTCCTATTTTATACGCTATATATATGTCTTTAATTTATTATAACACTAAATATAGCTTCTGTCAAGTAAATGTCTTATAATAATTATTTATTCAAATCCTTCTATTAAAGCTCTTTTAATTCCACATCCGCTATTATATATAATTTTTAATCTTTCTTCACCTATACTTTTTAAATCATCTTCGCTCCACCCATCCAAACTATTGGTATATTCTGTTAATATTTTATACCATTCCTCATAAGAGGAATTTTTATTTGTTGGATTTATTTTATCCAGATCTTTTGCTTTCACTTCTTATCACCGATACTTCCAGAACTTCCAAAACCTTTACTCCCTCTTTCTGTATCAGAAACTTCTCCTAGTACTATACGATCAACAAACGGAACTTTATGTAAAATCATTTGAGCAATCTTATCATGTTTATTTATTATGATAGGAACATTAGAAGTGTTATAAATAATAACACCTATATCTCCCCGATAGGTTTCGTCTATAATTCCAGCCATAGTTCTGGTTCCTTTTTTATAAGCATTACCAGAGGTATCCTCAACTTTAAAATAATATTTATACTTTATATCGAATAACCAATAAAAGAATTTTTGAAATGGGTTTAGTTCTTCATCTACCTGAACAGCTATATTTGTTTTTACAAGATATCTTTCTTTGACTGGTATGATTGCTTCTTCTGCTGAATATAAATCCATACCGGCGTCTGAGGTATGATTGAACTTTGGAATGGTTGCATGTTCGCTTAACATCTTTACTATTATTTTCATTTATTCTCCTTAAAATAAAAAATCCTATCTGTTTATAGATAGGATTATATACGATTTAAAATCTTTTGTCAAGAAAGTGTTAAGCTACTTTTTTCTTCTTACTATTTGCTTCTAGTTTTAATTTGGCTTGTGCCAATTGTTTTTCTGTTGCTTTTCTTTTTACTATACTCATTATTTTCTTAAATGCAGCATAGGTTAAACCAGCAGCTACAGCACCAGCAAGAACAGCAGACCAAGGATTAGCTTTAAAGAAATCTACACCCTTATCTAAAAATCCTTTTAACGAAGCTGATATATTTCCACCCATTTCTTTTAGTTTTGTTAATATACTTGTTTTAGATATTTCTTTCTTGCCCATATCATTCATAGCAGCATCTGAAGCATTTTGTCTATCTGCTTTCATTTCTTTTTCTACTTCTTTCTTGCCCATATCATTCATAGTAGAATCTGAAGCACTTTGTTTTTCTTTTTCTATTTCTTTCTTGCCCATATCGTTCATAGCTGAATCTGAAGCATCCTGTCTATTTTTTGCTTTATCCCTTGCTCTCTGTTCTTTAAACATTTTCATTCTTTCATTTTGCGACTCAGGGCTTAAGGGATCATATTTCATTTTATAGTCTTTTAATCCCTTACCCCATTGGTCCTTACTTTTTATTATTTTTTCTTTATCATCTATATTTTTTTTCATTCCAAAGAACTGATCGGAAATATTATTCTTTTCTAAAAGTAACTGATTATCGCCAAATACAACTGAATAAATTTCATTTACTTCTGGTCCATATTTTTCCAGATCTTTTAAATATACTTTATATATTTTTTCTGCCTCATTTTCTATCAAATATTCATTACTGGATAATTGATTTGTATTATATCTCATTTCATTTAATAACATTTTTTACCTCTTTATTTTATTTAAAGCTACAAGCGTTTCTTGTCTTAATTCTTCTTCTGATCCACTATATCTCTTCTTATTTAAATGAACAATTATTTTTGATAATATACTGGCAATGATTCCGCCACCAGCCAATTTCATTTTGGTAGAATTTTTTTCTATTGATTTATCCAAAACAGCACCCAATACTTTTTTTCTAGCTTCTATTGTTTCTGGCATCTCTCTTACTTGTTTTGTAGCTGCCGCTATATCTTCTTTAGAAGCTCCAAACAATTCACCTACAGCTTGATTTGATTTCACTAAAACATTATCAAACGTAACCATCCCTTCAACGCCATCTTTAACTATAAATCCAAAAATAGTAGCTAAAGCTAATATAGATATAGCTATAGCAGCTTTGGGAAGTCCTTCTAAAAACTCTCTCTTGGATATAATCTTTAATACTTTCCTATATCCTTCTATAGCTTCATTATATTTTTTTCTATCTTTAGTTCTTTCTGCTTCCTTGAACTTATTACTTATCAAGGTAAGATTTTTTATCAATTGCTCTTTCTTTCTATCCATTAACTCATTAGTAGTATTAATAGATTTTAATCTATTAATATATTTATCTAACTTTTTAGATGTCTTGAAAAACACTAAACCTTCGCTTAGATATTCATCTTTATCAATTAAATTTGTAATATATTTTAAATCACTAGCAATCATTTTTTATACCTTCTTCTTTATATTAGATCGATTTATAAATTTCACTCTATTAAATATTTTTAATGGCTTTTATCCTTTCCTTATCCAGTTCTTCTTGATACATGCGCCTAAGCATTTCTTTTTTTGATACTCGTTCTTTAATTTGTTGTTTATTTGGTTTTCTATTTGAGGATAAAATAGGCGTTTCCGTAGATGATGTATAGGTTTCTTTCATATTTTCTTTATTCGTACGTTCTTGATACATTTTTCTAAGCATTTCTTTTTTTGGCTCTCTCTTTGATTCTCCTTCTGATGTAATATTCAGAAAGCTAACTCCATCTTTTCCATAAATCCTGCTCACACGAAAGAACTTTCCTGCTATTTCTATAGCAATATCTTTATTAAAGACTCCAGTTATTAAACCTGTCTTTCCTTTTAATTGCGTATCTAATGCCTCTACTTTTAACCCAGCTTGTATTTTATCATACTGACTTATTATTCTAAATTTAGGTGTTTCAGTAGATGATGTATGTTTTTCTTCAGTGGTTTTTACTGTTTCAAGTTTCTTCTTTAATTCTTCTTCCTGTTCAGAGGTAAGTTTTCTTTTTGCCTTTCCAAAAATTTTCTTGGCAACTGCAAAGGTTATACCAGCAGCAGCTACAGCAGCCAAAGCTCCAGCCCAAGGACTTGTCTTGAAGAAATCCATACCTTGTTTGACAAAACCTTTCAAAGCTTTTGGAATATCTGCACCAAACTTCTTTATTTTATTCCATAGGGTATTGTCCATTTTTCTCTTTACTTCGCCCATCATATTGAATTGAGTTTTATATTTATCTTTGGTTTTACCAATACCAAAAATTCCTTTACTTCCGGGAATTTTCTTGCTATACAAATCAGGATTAGGAGTTTTCCAATCATCAGCAGACCAAGCAGCTTCACTTAACATTTCATTATATTCATAGAAACTTTCTACCAGTTCTTCACCCAATAAAACTGAATAAAAATCAATAGCTTCTTCGCCATACTTTTTTATATCATTCACATAATTTTCATATATTTTATTATAAGAATCTACGTTTTTATCTTCCATCTCTATATCAGATAAAGAATATTCTTCCAGTAAATTTTTTAAACTCATATTATTGCTCCTAACCTTTATTGGTTTATATTATCTTTACCTATTGTAAAAACCTTCATTCCGCAATCGTATATCCTATTAAATCCATTATTTATCATATTTTCTTTTTCTGTTAAGTTTCCATCAAAATTTTCCAATAAATCTTTAAGTTTATGTTTTTGATATTTCATTCTATTATATCGTTCTTCATTTTTAACATAATAGTAATTAGGTTTAGATGTCTCTATTTTATTAAATCCGAGTGTTCTATATATTTCTCCAGTAAAATATCTTATATCACAATAACTAATTATATTAGTTAAATTTATATTCTTGAATAATTTAGAAGCTCCGCCTATTATTTTTGTATTCAATTTATTAGCAAACCTAAGTAATTCCCATTCATAGTTTTTATTAAATCTTGATTTACCAAAACTCATTAAACTTACTAATTCATTGTTATAATAAAGTCCTAGACAAATTGATGAAGGAGTATAACCTTGTATATGGTTATTGTTTAGAAATTCTCGTTCCTCTACTGAAGAGACTTCTTTTATTTCTGTTTTTCTAGCATAAATAATTTGATCAAATAAATGTAAGCGAGATTTAACAATAGATTTTACTATTTCTTGTTTGAAATTCCATTCATCTTCAAATATATGTATAATATCTATACCTAATTTTTTGAAATAATTTGTTTTATCTAGATGATAGTTATTATCTTTATATAAATCACTATGCCAGTAAATACCATCAAATTCTATACCTAAACTATGTGAAGGGATATAAATATCAATTTCGAATATATCTCTATAATTTTCTACTACTTCAATACCAAGAGATTTAACAAACTCTACAACTTCTTTTTCTTTATTGGAAAAACCAAACATTAACGGGAAACAGTTTTTACATCTTGGAATATGTCCATTATTTATACCATCTTCAAAAACTAAACCGCATTCATTACACTTCCATTTATATTTTTCTTCGTCGCCTTTATATTCCTCTAAATTAAATAAAGGGACAACTAAATTATTGTTTCTGTTTAATAAATTACCAAACGACCTTTTGCGCCTAGACATTGTTATTTTATTTTTAATATCATCACTTTCAGAAGCGTTTAAATATCCATATTTTTTTAAATTTGTTTGTCTTGCCTTATGCAGAATTTCTTTATTTTGCAATACGTGCTCTACCCCAAAATTTAAAAGATTACTTATTTTTGATTTACCTCTTATCTCCTCATTACACATAGGGCTTGGTCCACCATATTTATCTATATTGGTTTGTCTCGCTTTAATTTTTATTTCATTATTTTGTAACGGAGTATTTGTCCCATACCTTCTTAAATTTGTTTGTCTCATTTTTTCAGAAATATCTTTATTACCAGAAGGGGTTATTGAACCATATTTTTTTAAATTTGTTTGCTTAGTTTTTTCTTTTGTTTCTTTTGCTTGAGAAGAGTTTTCAACACCATATTTTTTTAAATTTGTTTGTTTCCTTTGACAACTACCACAAAATATCTCGCCTGTCAGTGGTAAAATTATATCGCTTGATTTTTTTCTACTTTCTTTGTTACACCTATCACATATAAAAATTATAGAATCATGCTTTTTTATATCTTTTATAAAAACACCATCTTTAACATAGATATCAAAATTTTTCTCTTCTTTATTTTCTTTTATTATTTTAATTATATTCATAAAAAACACTCTTCCTTTTAAAGAAGAGTGTACCTTTTTTATTTACTTTTGTCAAGTTTCTTATTCAACGTATAATGTCCATTGGAATGTATACGAATTATCAAAACTTTTGAAGATCGTTGCTATTCTTCTCTTGGCAAGCATAGTACCAAAAAGCATTTTATTATAATCTTCTACTTGGTTATTTGTATCTACACCAAAAACAGGAACTTTATTAGAAGTAGTTGTTGTATCTACATAATGTCTTGCATCAGAAAACAATCCAGCTTCTCTTAGATAAAATCCATTATAGGGATAATAATAATTTCCAGAAGATTGATTTGGCATTGTTACTTGGAATGTTATTCTATTTGAAACTTCATTAGTAGATAATTCTCTATTTATATAAATATTTGAAGCTGATCCAGAATCAAGTGAACTTCTATCTATATAAACAAATGCTGGATTTCCAACTCCCTTGTAAGCAGGGTTAAATATATAAACCTGATTCGTTGGATTTGTAGAGAATGGTGTATAAGTTAAACCGACAGTATAATCATTATTTTTTATCGCCCCAGCTATACCAGTGCTTGTTGGTAAAAAAGTATTTTTTACTTGTGCTACTATTGTAGAGTCTAAAGTGTTTAATGTTCTTGATTTTGCTGATGGTCTTCCGATATTTGCATCAGCTGCTGTGCTATAAACATCTGAATATAAATTATTTGTAGCTCCATTTGCTCCATAGGTAGTTGATTTGATATTTGTTTCAGTTCCATCTCCTTCATAACTTATAAATTTATCCCACCAAGCATTATTCCAAGCTACAGGAATAGAATCTGAGAAATGAAGATTATAACTTGAACCAGTATAATTTAATTCTACTCCAGTTCCAAATAACATTTTTGTTGGAAAGTTAGGGATAAAAGCATCATCCCAAGCAGATCCTTTATTTCCTTTCAAATTTTCTATTGATACATCTGAAAAATAACCCTTACTTGAAACGACGGTTCCATCAAGATTTGTAGCTGGGGAGTCATTATGTGTAGCGCTTGCAAACGTTGTAGCATTTTTATAATTTACATTAGTAGCATCTGTAGTATTTATAGCTAAATAAGGTATCCCACCAAAATTTTTCATAAATGCTTGTTTAGCCCAACTAGTAATTACATTGCTTCCATTATCTATATGAATAAGTCTTTTATCCTTATCAAAACCAAAGACTTTTAAATTTCCTTTCATATTAAAAAAAAGTTTTTCTTCCTTCTTTTTAATTATATTAAATATTTTATCTTTAAGCATTTATTTCTCCTTATACTACTTTATATATAATTATATTATCACTAATGATATAATTATCACTACTTGCATTTATTTCATAATAATTTTTATCAAAACTACTATAAAAATTCATTCCAAAATTATCAAGATGTCTAAATTCTAACACTCTTTCTCTATCACTAAACATTGATACAACATCTGTATCACTCGTATCATATTGTTTTACATAACCATAACCATAATAGTCTATGGTTTTATTGATCATATCGTACCAATATTCACCAAGCCCTGTTTTAGCTTTGTCTGTCCAACTATCTGGGTCTGTTCCTGTATCATTATAATCTATAAGTTCCATTCCTTTATAATATGTAAGGGTACTTGTTAAACTATCTGTAGCATTATTTGATATTCTAAAATTAGTAGTATCCATTACTTCTATCACATAAGTATTATCTGGAATACCTGTTCCTGTAATATAATCTCCAACTTCAACTAAATTTGATAATGATGTTGTTATTAAATCTGTAAGGTTTTTTGTCGCATTATTTAATGTTAAACCTATATTTTTTAGAAACTTTTCTCCATCTAGCTGATCTGATAAAGTTTCGTATTTTTTAATAATAAATATTGGAGCTACGAAACTAAAGAATCCGTCTATTATTTTTTTATCAGTAGGACTCATAGTAAGCTCCCCACTAGGTAAGGAACTTTTAAATGCTTTTAGTTTTATATTTACAAAATTAGTTTTAAAATAAGAATATTCATTCAATAACGTTTCTAAAGAAATTTTAGTTACATTTGTATGAGTTTTATCATTCCCTGTGCATTTATAATTAAATAAATATAGATTTGGACAATGTGTTGTAAAATTTTTTTCTGGCAATTTAGGAAAATATATATCACCTATATTATATCCATCTCTGGGATCACTCTTAGTTAAATAGAATAAATACTCTTTATTATCTGAACTTCCAGTATTTGAGTTTTTTAAAACATTTAAATCATAAAATCTTCTATCAAACCAAAATTCTTCTATAGTAGCTTCATATCCTATAAAATTAAAGAATAATTCAACTACGAAGTTTGTTCCTTTTCTATTATATATATCAATTAGATTTTTTAAAAAAATTCTAAAAAACTCATCTGTTAAAAATATTTTTTCATTTGCAGTTCTCTCGTATCCTAACAATTGTCCAACATAATCGAGATACTTGGCAGGAATTCTATCTATATCATTTATCAAATGCATTTCAGTTATAACTTGTGAGAAATAATCAAATTCACTCATAAAAGCGTTTTGTAAAAGTTTTACTTGTTCATTATAATCTATTAATTGTTTATCAAATTCTGGAATAAATCGAAACCAATTATCCCTGAAAAAATTCTTTACTGTTCCATATTTAAATGTATATAAAATTTGTTCTATTATATCATTTAAATAATTTAAATCTAAAAAATCGAATATTCTTGTTTTGCATTCATATATTAAATAATCAATATTAATTTCCTCTACATTTATTATACTGATTAACTGATCATATCTAACTCTTCTTACTTCTTCAATATATAAATAAGAACCCGATTCTTTTAATAAATTATTCAACTCTTCATCGTTATTAAGGATTTGATAATAATAATCTGGATCATTTACAGTTCTTTTAAACATTAGTATATCCTAACATTATTCCTCTTGTTCTTATACTATTTACTGATATATCATCTCCTAAAACTAAGGCCTCGTTAAAATCAGCCGAAACTCCACCAATAGAAGAGGTTATTTGATTTGTTCCTGATATTGTTGCGTTTTCTCCTATATATGTTAGATTAACATATTTTACACCTTCAATAGAATAAATTATACTCTCAACATAAGAGCGCAGCATAGGTTCTCCAAAATTCAATTTGCCTAATTTTAATTCTTCCCTCAATTTATTTTCTATAAGCGATGTGGCTACATTTTTAGTTATAGACTTTTTCAATGTAACCTCTCCAACTATATCAATTGGTATTACTTTTGGTTTCATAAAAATATTCTGCATTCCGACTATTTTATATTTATTTAAATAATCTCTAAAATATTCTTCATCAGTATATTCTTCCGCCCCTGTTTTGTCATTAACAAAATGTAAATAAATATTTCCATCTGGCGCTCTTGATATATCCGTAGCGCCACTATGGTTTTTTATTACTTTAATAGTTCTATTTTCGTTTCCATCCATTATACCATTTTCAATATAATAATCTCCAGTGTTATATAAAGAAAGACAATGTTCTTCTTCAACAATAGTAGATGTAAATTGCCCAGCATCAATCAATTCTAATAATAAATTATTTTCTGATAAATTATTTTGTTTAGGCACTCCGAACTCATCAAAACCAAAGAAATTTATAAAAGAACCAGAAGAACAATCAAAATTTCTTACACCTAATTTTGCATTACTACCATTTACATATAAATAAAATGGTAAATAATCTTGAAATAATATATAGTTTTCATCATTACTATATGTAGCTATTTCTGTAGCCACTGTATCATTTAATATTTCAACTAACTCACTTATTAATAAACTATCAATAAATTCGGCATTACTTGTGGAATTTATTGTGATATCTATAAATGCAGTTCCAAGTATAGAAATGGTCATTTGTATATATTTTGAAGTTACTGATACTGTATCATCATTAGCAAATTCTATTCCTAATACAGATCCTTTTTGAGTATAATCAAAAGGAAGACTAACTATATTTTCAAATAATTCATCATCAACTAAACTATCTGTTATTTTAATATTTAAAGATGAAAGTTCATGTGAATATTTTTTCTCATCATTAACAATATCTCCTATAAAATAGCTTCCTTCCATTTTATATAAATCAGGAATCTCTACTTCCCAACTATCATCTAATACATAATTAAACCTTAATTGTTTTTTTCTAGCATATGGTGTTCCATTTTCAATAATAATGTTTCCAAAATTTGATAACGCTTGATTCATTATTATAGTAGCACTAATCAAACCAACAGAAGTCCACTCACTTTTTTCTCCAAATGTATATCCAAATATATTAGCAAAACAATCATTTGCACTTGATTCTTTAAAACTAATACTAGAATCAATTCCGCTTTTTGGAGATGTTATGGTTAGAAAGTTATTAACTAATTCTATTGATAATTTATTTGCTAAATTTCCATCCCATTTATAACTTATTGTTGAATCGTCGGATGATATAACATCTGGAGCATTTTGAGTAAACATCGTAAAAAGAGAATTGGTAGCTGTAAGATATTCTTCGGTTATTTCTAAAAGATCACCATCAATAGTCATAAACCTCAATCTATTACCATCTACTATAAAAGCTCTTAATCCAGCATTTTTAAACGGAGAGTCATACCCTGAAGAAACAATATCATTTACATATCTATCTTCATTATTTATTAATCTTAAAAAATTACCTATAGTTACTTTTCCATCATCATTCTCATCATCATTTGCAAACTTAAAAGATATTGTGGCATCTACGCCACCCTTTTTATAGGTAAAGAAATGATCTTCCGTACTATCTATGACGTTACCATTATTACTTCCAGTCCAAAGCGTTTCAGTATCGGCATCTATTGGATTTTCAAAAATCAAATCACAATAACTTATTGGAACATCATCTAACCCTGTGTATCCAACTGATGGATAATTGTAGTAAGTATATCCTGTTCTGTAAGATGCTTGTGATAATTCCTCAATATATAGACTTGGAAGCATAGGTTCATTTATAGAAGCTTTTATAGCAGTCACTATTGCTGCTGGAGTTTTTGCTGGATTAAGAACTAAATCTATTTCTTTGTATCCTCTTCCATCGATAGATAATTTTATATTATATTTAGTAGATAAGTCAAAACTTGCTGAATTATATCTACTCTTAAACTCAGCTTTTACATCTCTTGTTTTTCTGAATTCAGTACCATCTGCAAAATCTTCCAATGAAGTGTTATTATTTAAAAAATCAAAATTAAAATCAAAATTTAAAGCATAATCAGTAACACCAGTATCTGTATATTCTGTTATTAAAGATACCCTTGTTTCAGCAACATCAGCTTCTCTTATTTTTAATTTAAAAGATCCGTTTACAACGATATCTGTTCCACTAGTATCTAATACTTTATTTACAAAACTTGATCCAATATTTATTATAGAATAATTTGTAAAAGTTGCTATATTTGTCTGTGGTAAAGGGTCCAAATCAACTTGTGGAAAAAATTCTACATCTATTAACGGATTTTCCAATGGTTCACCAATATATCTAAGATCATTCAATTTACCGTTTCGATATACTGCTGGATAATTTATATATTCTTCTTTATCTTTTACAAAGAATTCAAAACCTTGGTAATCATATGTTTTTTGATTTATAATTGTATCTCTATTGGCTATTATATAATGCCAAACCTCAAATGGTTTTATTAATGTTTTATATTTTGTTAATAATAAATCCGAATCTAACCCAGAATCTGCTCCATATGATTTTGAGATAAGCGTTGTATTATTTTTACTTAATACAATATCGTAATCTTCTGTTGTAACAGTTCTGTCAGCTGTTTTTATTGTTTTAGGAGCAAACTTTATAGCATCCAATGTCTGTTCTTCATTGATACCGCCATAACCAGCTTCATTGTTTATAAATTGGAAAATGACATCATCGGATTCCTTTTGTAAATTTATAGCGCCTTTTACAATATTACCACCAGTTCCTCCACCAATTCTATAATAAATAACTATCGTACTTCCAGAAGGTGGCCTTTTTGAAGAACTTGATAAAACAAAATCTGTACCAAATTCTATTTCAACTCCATTATTAGATAGTGTGTTTAAAGAATATGGAATTCCATAATCAGAACTTTGAGCTTCTGGTTGTGTAAACGATTTTACTTGATATAAAGGTATCTCTTTATATTGATAAGGATCTTGATTTGTTGTTCTGTTTAATAAATATACTTCTACAGAATTTTCTATTATCGCAGTAGAATTTATAACTACTCTCGCTCCAGAATTTCCTGTTACTGTTTGTGTTTCCTTTATGGTTGTTCCTTCATAAAAATAAAGATTTTCGGCAGTAGTAAAACTTGCTGGTGTAATTTCAACAGCAGTACCATACCTATATCTATATCTACTTGCATAATTATCATAAGAATAAGGAATTAATTCGAAATTTTTAGATACACCATTGTTTCCGGTAGTGGTTATTAAAAATGGAGGAGTATATATTTCTTCTGAGGATATGTAATCAATAGCATTAAAACTTTTTGTTAGAGCTATGTTAGAAACAAAAGAACTTTTTGCCAAAACACTAACAGAAACTAAAGCCGCATAAGGTTTTTGTAAATCATAACCTATAAGTTTTAGTAGATTTATTATAGATTGTTTTTGTTGTGCTGTTGTTAAAAAGTTTTCGTTTATAGCAAAATCTATTCTTGTGGCTAGATTATCAGCAACCCAAGCAAATAATTCTATTAGTAATTTTGTATAATCATTAGAGGTATAATCCTCCCAATATATGTTATATTTTGGATTGTTTTTTATCAATCCAACTAAATCTTCAACTATATTATCAAAAGCTATTCCTGAGAATGAAGTTTTTTCCAGTTTTTTTAATTCATCCATTTTCTACCCTTTTTATGTCAATACATTTTGTTCAATAGAAATTGAACTTCCATTTATTTTATTCTTAAATATTAAAGAAACTTTGTACTCTGTAAAATCAACCTTCTCCAAATCTAAACTATATAAGTAAACACGACTTTCGTATCTTGAAACAGATTTTTCTATTTCACGTTTTACTTCATCAAGAAATATAAATTCCGGCTCAAAAAGCAATGCTCTTAAGTTACAACCAAATTCAGGATTTCCAACCCTCTCTCCAGGAGTGGTAAATAATATTCTAACCAAACTTTCAACAATATCAGTTTTTCCGCTTTTGTATTGTATGCCATTATCCACAACATCTCCAGTCCCTGGATCGTATAACATACCTGTTTTTACATTATATATTCCAAGTCCCATTTTAAACCTTCTCTATTATAAATCTTGCTTCATCATTAGTTGTATAAACGGTAGACATTCTAGATACTATATTTATTTTCCAACAAGATTCATATTTTTGATTTACTGTTCCATCATCCAATTGTTCTATTGTTGTTGCTAAAATAACACTTTCTACACTTACTATTTTTGAAGCTAAAACATTTTGTGTATTTGATACTATATAGCAATCTTTATCATTAATTAAATAAGTGGAATCATTGTCATCGTCTACGTTTTTTGCTATATATAGATATCTCTCATTATCTCCATCATATAAAATTTCTCTTACATATAATTGATTTTTATATATATCAACATTCTCATTATTAGCAGCCATCATTTTTTGTGATAATTCCTTAGATACTAAATCGGAATGTAACATAACTAAAGTTCCAGTAGATCTATTTAATCGAGCTTGTAATAATTTATACCTATCATGATAAAGACGATAGCCATTATAATCTATTTTAAAACTATCGGGAATTTCTGCTCCTGCTAATGTCATTTATTACTCCGCAAGAATCTCTTGAATAATCTTAAATTCCTCATTAAGACTTCTTTCAATAGCTACTGGAAAACTTTCAAGTATTACTTCTTTCTCTGATTTTTCAGAAAGAACTTTCAATCCGGCTTTTACTGATCCCATAATTCTTCCAAGAATATCAACATCTATCTCTCTGGAAATCTTTTTATTTTCTGTAAGGAGTTTAACAAAATCATTGTAATTCTCAGAAATGCTATCCATCTTCATTCTGGAATAAATAGAGGAAGTAAAAGTTCCATCAAGAATCTTCTTCTCAATTTCCTCAAATTTTCCCTTCATTTTATTGACATAATTCTTTACTTGAGTGTTTTCTCCAAGTAAAGGAAATAGCTCGTTTATCCTTGAGGAAACCATATAAAGATTATAATCTTCATCAATATGCTTTGAATTAGAAGATGATGCCTTCATATTGGCATACTGATCTTTCCCATATTTTACTGTGTTGAACAAGTCTTGTAAATTCATATTTGTCTACCTTCTTTTATATTAAGAGTTTAAATTAACTTTACAATAACAATTTTACATCTCCAGTTTGTCGTTTTCCGACAAACTAGTTTGTCGTTTTCATACAATAAATAACAATAAGAATAACAGAGAGTATTTTGAAAAGATATTAATATGGGATTATACAATTTTTTAATATCAAAGCTACAACAAATAAGATATACAGCATTTCCTCCAAAAATATTGGCTTTTTCTTGTTTCTATAAAATGTCTTACAATAACTACAAACACGATCCTTCTCCATTAATATGGGTACAGTATAGCGGTCCTAAGTACACGCATGGTTTGAATTTAAATTATTGCGATTCTTATGATAAGCAATGGTTTGCAAGAATTCTTACAGTATTAAAAAGAGGAAATCAGGCCATGGACGGAATAACTTTTTATCGGTTCCTTAAGTTGAATCGTATCAATATAATCAAGAAGTGTTACAGGGTTTATTTAACTGCTCAAATAAGGAATCCAGTTCTTGTTTCTGCTGGATTGACAGAAATGTGGGATTTAGTTAAACCTTTTCAGGATGGTTATATAACAGCGTTAAATGAGCAGCTTCAGGAAAATAATTTATTAAGTGTACAAAAGGTTACTCCAGCTTTTTCTCAAGCAGAATTATATAATAGGGTTAATGAGGTTTTTAGTTCTGTTCCACTGGATTCACAGAGATCAGTTACTGGTGTTCAAACAAAAGGATTGGCACCTTGGTTTACCAATCCTATGTATAGGAAGTAGATTATTTATTACAGTTTTCCAAATCCTGAAGATCTATCAGTTTTGTAAATAAACTGTCTTTTTCATTCCAAGTAACAATAAATACAGTATTTGATTTATACCTTTTTATTTTAGCATTGATTAACCTTCCGTTATGACCTATGATTTGATAAGTTTCCATTTCTTTCTCCTTTTTTGAAAAGATATACTTATATATAAGAAAGGAATAACTATGGCAATATCGAATTATATAGAAGCTAAAAAAGCTTTTAATGAAAACACTATATGGATTAACCAAGCAGAAAGAGATGCTGTAACTAACTTAGAGAAAGACAATACCACGTTTGATAATACGATTAAGACAAATCTCGCAGCTATGACTAAAAAAGCAAGAAGTGGAATTGTTATGAGTGGAGCACAATTTAATTCTGCTATCGATAGTTATAATAATAAAACAAAAGATGAAACTAAAAAATTAAAGTATGTTGAAAAAATTGATGATGGTATTAGAATAGAATATTTTAAAAACGAAGCGTCTGTTATAAGTTTAAATGGATCTAATTATATATGTAATTATGTCATAAATACCTATGATTTATATTTTAAAAAATATTGTATAACCACCGATGAAACGGGGTTGTTTAGAAAAGAAGATAAAAATATATTTGACGTTTGTATTGGAGCAGAAGCTACAAGAATAGCCAATGAATGGTTGGGTAATGGTGCGGAAGCAGAAAAAAATAAAATATCAAGTGCAATTAATAAAAAAATAAGTAATCAGCAAACCATAAAAGAAATTATGGCTGCTGCTGAAACAAGAAATAGAGAGGTAAAAGATTGGAAAGAAAAGTTAGAAAAATTCTCTACTGAAGTTAAGAATGTAAATATTTATGCGGATGATACAAAGCTTCCTGACGGTATGACTCCTTTATATAAAGATGCTTTTTTTAAAATACCTAACCCAACTGCTCCGTATATTGATGTGCAATTCAGAACAAATTATAAAACAGGCCAACTAGATTCACTCACCAATCCTTTAAATTGGACTTCTGTTTGTGATAGGGAAAATGGTAGAACTTTCTTTGAATCTATGTCACTAGAAGATACTGGTCTTGTTACTCTTAATTTAACCCTAACTGATATAAACTTTACTGAATTAGAAAATATTTTAAATAAAACAATAGTGTTATCAAACGCAACAAAGGATGTTATAAATAGAGATTCATCAACTAGTAAAAATTCAAAAATAGATGTAAGTTATAATCCAGATTATGCTGTAAATATACGAGTTAGGTTTGGCTATGGATTTTCTAATCCTGATTATTTTGAGACATCAGATATTGGAATTGAATTTGCCAATAGAGTTTTAAAAAGTGAAACTAAAAAAACAGTCGTAAGATCTCCTTGGTTATATTTTCAAATAACTGGACTAAAATACACTGTCGGAGAAGGCGGATTAACCGCAAATATTCAGGGTTATGAATCTAGAAATACGCCATTAAGAAAACTGCAATTCGTAAGAAAAAACTCAGTTTATATAAGTGAAACTGGTGATGCTGGTGATGTTATAAAAATGATAGAAAAATTTATTAAAGAGTTGATACCTAAAACAAAAATAACGCTCGGAACAGAAAGTGATAAAAAAATAACTAATGCAGATGGAACTGTTAGCTCTAAAGCTTTGGAATGGAAAAATATAAAAACATTTAAGATAACAGAAGAAATAGTAAACAGTTCCGGAGTAACTGAAGGAAAAGAAAAGTTTGCACCACTAAGAATACAGCTTGGGGATAGAGGAAGTGATTTTAGATTCAATGCTGGAGTAAAAAACTTTGGAACAATAGAAGACTTATTAAACGATTTTTGCAGCCAAATAGAACCTTTATATTTTAATGAGACAGGAGTAAGAACAACAAAATCAGCTCTTGCTAAGTATATAGCCCCATTTGGTTTTGAATATATTAAAGCTGGAATGGACGGTGGTGTACCTTCTTTGGAAATACAATTTTCTTATAAAGATAAAATAGAAAGTTTAAATGATAAGAAGGACCTAAGAATATATGAATGGAGAGAGACGAAGGATTCTATCATAAGTAGTTTTTCTGCTGAATCAATGCTTGATTTTGCCCAATTAAATGCTCCTATTACTTTTATTGATGATAAAGATAATAATAAAAAAGAAATAAATTATATATCAGCTTTTGTATCCCCAACAAGCACAAGTACTCCAGTCTCGTCACCACCTAGTCCTTCTGGTGATTTTACTTTAACTATGGCTGTTAACCACGTAGGATATGGAGATAATAGAGATAAAATTATAAATGAATTTAAAAAAATAATAAACAGGGGGATATTCAGAGCAGATATTACTATACAAGGAGATCCATTCTATTTGTTTGATAAAGGGATGGAGCCTTATAAATATGGAATTTATATTTATGTTAATAGAAATGGATATATAACAAAAGAAGGAACCTATGTAAAACAAGAAAGAAGTTATTTATCTGGTTATTATTTAGTTACTAATATAGTTCACGAAATTAGTAGTTCTGGATATTTTACTAAATTAAAATTAGAAAAATTCCCATTACTTAAAATGGATTTAGTTAAAGAAAAAAGAGCAGAGTTACAGAGATTGGAAGATGAGAAAGCTGCTATACAAAAAAAGATAGCTGAACTTGATAGAACTGTTTATTTGGGGAAAGCTAGCGAATTAATTACAACAACAGCTGCAGAAAATAAAGCAGCAGCTGATGCTCTTAGGGCACAAGAAGCTGCAGCTTCAGATACTGCTTTGAAGCCAGTATTAAAATCCATAAACGATTATTTTACTAAAATTAATTTAGGGTTTACTGTTTACACAACGCTTCCTAGTGCGGTACTTGAGGCTCAGAAAACTTTGACTGGAACAACAATATCCGCTTTATTAGAAAAATTAAGAACCTTAACCGAAACAAACAAAAAAATATCTATTAGTTTTAACGATGCTCTTGGATCAGTAGTTCCTTGTGTATCAAAATTGCAAACTGAAAAACCAAAAATGGATAAAGATGTTTTATCTCGAATAAACGTTCCTGCAAATGTAAAAGCTGAAATGGCAAATCTAAGCGATCAGTTAACCAAGCTTAACGTACAAACAAGTTTATTATGGAAAAAAAATATTCTTGCTGCTAGCAATAGCAATTGGGCGCTCTAGCTTATCATTAATGTTTAGCAAAGATAATAGAAAGGAATTATAAATGGCCGACTCCTTAGAACTACATCTTAATATCCAAAAAGCTTTGGAAAAAGATCTCGAAAAGAGTAATGAACATCTCAACAAAATAAATAAATCAACAGATAGATTAGCTGATAGTTTTAATAATATCCCTAAACAAGTTGAAAAAACAAATGGTCTATTATCTAAAATGGGAAGCACCTTGCTTGGAATTTTTGCTAAAGGTGCTGGTATGTTATCCCTTGCAGGTATAGTAGAGGATACATTAAATATAGATAAAAATCTATCAAGATTGGCAGCAAGAACAAGTAAAGCAGGAGAGAATGTTGGTATAATAAAAGATGCAACTTTCTCTATAGCTAGAAACACTGGTTTGTCGGCAGAGAATGCTGCTGAACTGGTTTCCCAATTAAAAGGGTTTAAAATAGCTGATAATGATTTAAAATCCCTTGGAACTTCTGTTACCAATTTCTCAAAAGCTACAGGCGTAAGTAGCGAAACGGTGGCCCAATTGAGTGGCAATATGGTAAGATGGGGAAAGATGTCAGTTCAACAAACGGAGACCGTCCTTGCCTCTATGGGACAGGCACAGAAGGTATTTAATTTGACTGAGGGTGAGCTTGCAGCTATGGGTGATAGCATTCAATTGAATACCAAGCGATTGAGATTGATGGGTAAATCTGGATTGGAAATTCAAGCTATGCAGAAGGGTGTAGTAAAACTAGCTGGAGCTTTCGCTGCTATAGGAATAGAAGCTGGAAAATCAAATCAAATGATAACTGACTTATTAGATCCTTCAAAAATAGAAGACAATGCCTTGATGTATGCAAAGTTGGGTGTTTCTATATCTGATGTTATGCAAGGAACCGTAGATGTTGCAGGTTTGGCACCTAAGTTTAAACAACTTGGACAAGAAATAAAAGGTGGAGGAATGGCAGGAGTAGCTCTTGCTAAACAACTTAATTTATCTGTTGAAGAAGCTAAACAACTTGCTGATATCGATACCTCTAAATTTGAAGAGGCAATGCGTAAGACAGGCAATGATGCTGGAAAAGCTTTGAAACTTCTTAATGAAAATGGAAAAGGAGCAGGGGAAATAATAGGTGATACTTGGGAAAATATAAGAACTACTTTGATAGAAACATTATCAACTGCTATGCCGTTAATAAAAGTATTGGCTGTCAAGTTCAAGGAGATTGTTGATTGGTTAAGTAAGGGAGCTTCTGATTTATTAAAGAATTTTAAAGTGGAAGAAATGTTTACCGGTTTTTCAAAATTAGTAAAAGGGATACCAGCCAAGTTGATATTGGCCATAGGTGCTGGATTACTGGCTTTGAAGTTTTTGTTACCAAAGATATTCGCACAAAAAGCTAACTATACAGCTATAACTGATGGAATACGTGATGCTTATTCTATAGGAGCAAGAGAAGGTTTACAGATGGGAGTTGAAAAGGCTTCTATGAGTAAAGATTTATCCACTTCTAGAAGTGGAGCTTCTGATGATAAGACAAGAAGAATACAGATGAGTAAGGGATATAGTAGAAGGCAAGGTGCTGCTGACTCATTAGATTCTACAGCCCAGACAAATATGTTTGGTTTTATGAAGAATATGGTTAAGGCAACTGCAGAGTGGAATAGAGAACTGGCGGCTGCTTCCACTCCAGTTTCAAAACTAGTTACTTGGACTGAAAGACTAGAAAAAGGAACCAGAGATAATGCAATGAAATCATTGGAATCAGCAAAAATTCAACAACAAAACGCTACAAAAGAAGTTGAAGACGCTAAAACTAGAATCGAATATTTAAAAAGAATACAAAAGCAAGAATTTGATAAAGGAATGGAAGTTGACAGGCAATCAGGAACCTACAAGAAAATTACAAGAGAACTAGAAAAACAAGAAAAAATAAGAGATGACCAAATTGCGTTAACTAAAATAAACGAAGCCATAGAAGCTAGATCTATTAAATACTATGAAGGTTTATCTCAAGTGGAAAGAGGTATAGCACAGGAAAAACTTACCTCTATTAAAGAAGTTGAACAAGCAAATATTGTTGAATTAAAAAACAGAATGGAAGCTGCAAGAATATCAACAGAATTATTAAGTGTAGAAAAAAATGCTTTAGATGTTGAGGCGAAGAAAATACTTAATGGTAGGGAAGTTGAAAAACTTGATATAAAAGAACTTGATGCATACAGAGAGATAGAGAGAAGGTTAAAAGATAATCTTGCTGTTACTAACAGTAATATTGAATCACAGAGATTAACAAATGATGAACTAACAAAAACAGAAACAAATCTTATCGATATAGTTAATGAGCTTGAAAAAGTATCAAACTCTGGAAAAACTGCTATTGATATAGCTCCAGATTTAACATCATTCCCCAGAAAATTAGAAAATGGAGCAAAAGGTTTTGCAAAAAATATAAGAGGAGCAGTTCAAGTATTTGGAGATAAAGTTGCTGATTCGGCTAGAGGATTTAAAGAAGTGATGAAGAATGTCTTCAATGTAAAAAATTTAGTTACTGCTGCTAAAGACGGTGCTGGTGGAATAGGAAAACTTATGGCTGGTGGTCTTGGTATAGGAGCATTGGTTAGTATTTTAACAAGATCAAAGCCAGTACAAGAAATGATAGCAAAAATATCCGCAAAGTTAGCTCCTATTATGGTTAAGTTAAGCAGTGCTTTAGAGCCTCTAATAGATCCGATAATAATGATGGTTGAAATTTTATTACCTCCTGTTATTAAAGTGCTTGGTGGATTATTAAAAGCTATTACTTGGTTATTAAAACCTATAAGTTGGTTAGCTGAAAAACTAACTGGAAATAAAGACAACGCTTTATCTGGATTGATCAATGGCTTGGATGATGTAGCAGATACTTTATTGAAATTTGATATGACTCCATTAGCAGAAGCTACTAAAGATGGGACCGAGGCTACAGAAGCTTTGGCAGAAGAAATGAAAAACTCAAATGAAGTAGACCCTACATTAACTACATATAATGTTGGAGCTGGTGGTAATGTTAGACTTGCTCCTCCTCCAAATGTAAATGCAAAACCAACGGTAGTTCAAACAGATAAAGAATCTAAAGAGATAGCTAAAAGAACAGCTGATGCAACTGAAGCTTCCGCACAAGCTCTTGTTAACCTTGTTGCAAAAGATGCAAAAAACCAAAGAGCACCTACAGTTCAGTTTAGTTCTGATTTTAATGTTGCAAGGGCTGGAGGACGATAAATGACTTTAGACGAACAAATTCAATTTTATAATGAAAGATTACGTTCTTGTTATCTAAAAGAAAGCTATCCAATAACCTGTATTGATCAGGGTTATTATAATAATCTTTCTAATAAAGAAGCAGTACTTATGAATAGACAAGTGGGTGAGGCTAATTCCTGTAGTATTATTATACTGAAAAATGAAGAAAAAACTATTCCTGCTTATGATGGTCAAGGTTATTATAATGAAATATCAGATAAAGAACGAATAAAACTAGAATTAAATAAAGGTTGCTCTTGTAATATAATTAACGCTTTATCAACTGATTATTATAAGAATATTAAATCGTTAACTTTACCTGCTGATACAGGATATTTTTCTCCTGATATAAAAACTATTGCTATTGGAGAAGAACGAGAAGACGGAATAACTGTTATGGATGCAAGGGATAATTTAGGTTTAAGTGTTTCTGCTTTTGAGAGAGATATTAATGCTGTAATTTCATTCTTCCCTGAACCTGAATTTCCAAAAAATCAAAAGAGAAATCCATCTCTTCCTGGAAGAGACGATGCAACAGAAAATGATGATGAAGATTTAAGAACTATTGGAAAAATAGAAAGTAATAGAGGTGTTCCTGTACCAAATGATGATGTTGAAAGAACCGTTCCTTTTATTGGATATGATTTAAATAATTCTGATAGTTTGAAAATGTGTCGTTTGGATGTAAAGAAAAAAATATCTATAATATCGGATTTAGATAGTTATTGTTCTGTAAGTTCTTTCCAAGAAAATAAAGTATTAAGTAATGCATTAGTCGATAATAAATGTATTTATGAAGCTTGTAGTGATATGGCTATAGTAGATAGTAGTTGTACCTTAAGCTTTAAAGGAAGATTGCAATCTGTTGGTGATGGAATTGCTCCTATCGTAGTAAGAAATGGTTTTGTATTTAATAATTATGATGAAAATAAAGAAAGATCAAATAGTGATGCATCTAGCGAGTTTAACAATAACGATTTCAAAAATGGATTTAAAAGTATTGCTGAATGGAAAATATCTTTAGAAGATTTTAAAAATATTTCCAGCGAATATTGGCAGGGAACAGATAATTATAAAAGATCCTTGGTGTATAGTAAATATGACGGCCAAGCAAACAAAAATGTATGTAATAGAGGCTTTGTATTTGTCAATGGGAAAAATTCAAAAGCACAATCGATAATAAATAATGAAAGCTGTTACGGATATAAAAACATAGATGGTTGGAAAACAGATATAAATGAATACGATCAAAATACCAAATATCCAAATATTTACCAGATAGGTTTTATTTATGTAATACCTTATGATAGTTTCTCAGCACAAAGTAATTCAAAGAGATTTAGAATACCATTTCAATATAACCCAGAAATAAATGAGGGTGGTTATCAAGCTAATTATCAAGCTATTTCTATTTTATCAAGAATGGGTGATTTACAGACATATACAGGAACAAAATTATCTACAGTAGAAATAACTTCTAATTATGAAATACTTACAAAAAAAGAATTTAACGATTCTAGTATATATAGTAAAGATTCCAATTGGAATGCCTATGCAACAGATCAAAATATTAGAAGGATAGAGAATTTATATAGAAGTTTGGTTATGCCTTATACAAACGAATTTAACGTTTCTCAGGATACTAATAATAATGCTAATACTTGTTATACAAAATATTATGTAAGACCACCTATGATAAAAATAGTTCTAGGAGATATATTTACTCATCCTACCAGTAGTGATTTTACTAATTTTGAAAGCGGAAATTCTTGGGCTGGTATGGATAGGAATTCAATTTCAACTATCTCAATACTAAATAAAAACTTTAAAACTTATGTAGCTTCTTCTGTAAGTATAAAGAAAAGTTTACAAGATAATAAAATAACTTTTGACAACAATAAAAATTTATTAAATACAGCTTCGTTTCAAGTTTCCCTTTCTTTGTTGGAAGTATCACAGGAATATAATGATGCGCCTCTTTCAGATTTTAATGCTTATTATAATATGGCTGTAAGTAATCAGCATGAAGCTTTTAAAGATTTTGTAGATTTTGTAGAAACATAAGGAAAAAAAATGGCAAATAGATATACTTTTTATAATGATGTAATGGATGAAAAAACAAAAACAAATATGAAGGGTCTTTTAAAAGATCCAAAATTTTATGAAGTATTTTATTCTTCCAACATGTCTTATTTCACAATCCCAATACAATTACAATATAGACCGGATTTAATTGCATACAGATTTTATAGGGATAGTAGTTATGATTGGATACTTACATTTGTTAATGGGATAACAGATTCTCCAGAAGGGTATTATGTTGGTAAAATTTTATTAATACCAGAACTTTCTAAAATAAAACAAGTAGTATAGGAGTATAAATGTCTGATATATTTGAGGCAATAGTAATTGATACAGATCAGTTTTATAAAACTGGCACTATAAAAGTAAAAGTATTTTCCCTTAACGTAGATAAACCAAATGATCTGACAGAACCATATGTATCTGATATGTATGGTAAATTCGATGAGTATGGTTGTTTGGATGCTAGAGTTTTCTCTCCAATGGCAGGGGGGGAAAATTATGGAATATTTTATTTACCTCAAGTAAATTCAAAAGGGTTGGTAGCTACAGTAAATGATGATAGATATAATCTTATTTGGATGGGAAGTTTTTTTGATGTAATAGAAAAGCAGCAGGGAAGTGATGGACAAGAAACAGTAACTATAAATGCTCCACAAGATAATGCTGCTGATGATGTTTCTAATTTGGTTGATAAAGGGAAAGACAAGAGAATAAAAAAGACAAATGAACAAATAATAATAAGAACCAAAAGCACAAATAATTATACGCAAGATGAAACTGGAACAAAAACATATGCAAAAGAAAATATGGATTGGGATACAGTGCATACTGATAATCTTATAGTTATAGATAATAAAAAAATAGAGATAACAAGAACTGCTGGTGGATATAATAATGAAGGTGAACTTAGAAAATATCAAAAATTTGTTATTGGAACTGAAGGTGATAAAGATGTAACTAAAATAGAATTCGTTGATAAACTAAGAGAAATAGATTCTCATTTTAAGTTAGAGAATGGAAATATAAAGGCTACATTAAAAAAAGAAGTTGATGGGAAAAAGTTAGCTGAAGATTTTTTACTTGGAATAAACGATAAAGGAAATCCGTCTTTTTCAATAAGTATAAATGATGAAATAAATAAGAATACTGCTTCAATAAGGGCTGATTCTACAAACTTATTACTTAGTTATAAACGTGATAAAGTAGCCACATATATTACACAGGATGAGGAAGCTATTGTATTAATGACTGGTAATTCGCAGATAGCCGTGAATGATAAAGAGGTTACAATTTCAAGTGAAAAAATACGATTATCTGCAACAAATAGTATTGTTCTTGGTGGAAATAACAGAAGGATTGTTACTACAAGCAGCGATGGTCCTGCTTCTATAATAACACAAGATGGAGCAATACTTTATTTTGAGAAAAATCTGAGAGCATAATGAAAATAGAAACAAAAATAAATCCAAGAGATTTAAAAAAATGGAAAATAAAACTAACCACCAATATACAGGAATGGTTACAAGGTAGAGGAACTCCCAGTCAAATAAAAGAAAAAACAAAAGGCGATAAAGAAAAAAAAGAAGGAACTGAAACTACTTCTGAACCTACAGGAAAAACTAGTTATGCTGGAGTATTAAATGCCGGTACAATAGATGAAACAGCTGCTGCATTGGAAGCTATATCGGCTATACCAGAATTAAACAAAGGCCCTACTAAAGGCGTTATTAAGTCTGTAAAAGGTATTTTAAAAGTATATAAAGCTACAAAGAAAGTAATAAGCATTTATCAAAAAGTAGCTCCAAAAGTTACTAAAGTAGTTAAAATAGTTGGTATGTGGGCAAATCCAGCTAATGGTGCTGATTTAGCTAAAGATGCTATAGGTTTTGGAATAAAATTAATAATTGATTTGATTCGTGGTTCTTATGAAAAACTAAAGAATATGCTATTGACATATCCTATCGTATTGGAATTTGATAGTGAGAAAGGTTTTGATATTGATATTTTCAAAAGTTTAATAACATTATTTGAAAATATGATAGAAGAAGTATGTAATCTATTTGCTTATTATAAAGAAGAACTAAGAAAATTTTGTAAAGATGTAGGAGAAGCTTTTGAAGGTGGTTTTACAAGTGATGAATTATATAATTTTATAATGAATTACAAACCTCTTTCAGAAAAGAGGAGAGAATTACTTATACTTACAAAAAATTATACAATACCTGAAATAGAAAAAATGCTTGGAGTATTGGATAATTTAGCTATAGATGAATTATTAAAAGAGCTTACTTCTGAACAAGTAGTTAAACTATTTGAAATGTTAGCTGAAATGACTAATGATGAAATAATAGAATTTTTAAATAATATAAAAAAACTGGAATTAGAAGACCTATTAAAAATATTTAATGAACTTGAAACTACAGATGTCAATTATATCGAAAATATAAAAAGTAGAATGGAAGGACTGTTAAGACAAAAAGAAGAAGATATTAAAAAAAGTAGAGATGATTTTATGGCTGGACCATTTGGTTCTGCTTTAAATGTTATTCCTTTAGAATACCTAGAAAACTTTTCTGATATAATTTGTGGTTATGATTATAAGCAAAGATGGTCTTTAATAGCTTATTTACAAAGTAAAGAAATACCAGGAATAACAACTTATATAAAACATCAATATATTACTCTAATAATTGATTCAGTAGAGACTGATTTTCAAACGTTAAAGATAATGCTACTGAGTATAATTATGGAGAAAATAAATGGCATTAACTAATCAAGAATTAAAAGATTTTTCCAAGAAAATATATGATAGTTTTTCAGATATAAAAGACAGTGCCAGCGCTCAAGATAATCTAGAAATAAAAGAAAAATTTGATGATGATAAAGTAAATAGAAATATATTTCATAAAACAAATGAAGAAATTTTATCTATACATCAAGAATTATATTCTACTTGGGGTGAATTACGTTCCAATATATCAGATACCCTCCCTTATAAATATTTCGGTTTATCTATTCCAGATGTAAATGGATATCATAAACTTCCTCTTAATATTGCTTATACCATAGCTATTAATAATGATAAATATAGTGTAATTTTAGGAGAAGGCCAGGATCAATGGGCCGAATTAATTACTGCCTTGAATGAACTTACTACTACATTTAGCGAAAATAAAACTATAACAACTGTTGATGGTGGTGCTAATAGCATAACAATTTCTGGTGCATCTTTTAATAATAGTTATATAAATAAATTTGTAATAAAAGATAGCACAACAGCAATCAATAAATATGTTCATAGAATAATATCAGCAAGCTCAGATACGTTAGTATTAGAGAGTGCCGCTAATTTATCTCCTGGCGATTCTATCACTATTTTTATGGATAAAAAATATGAATTTTCATATGATGCAGCTACTGAAGATATTAAAGTTGTTATGGGTTTATCTGAAACATATTCGGATTATCAAGTTCCTACAGTTATGCTTAAACAGGAAGGATCTGAATATGATTTATTTACTGTTTTAAAAAGTGATTTAACAAAAGATATTTATAATTGGGATGATACTTCTGATCTTTGGATTTATGGTGCAAAATTAACTCCTCAAGATCCTGATCTAAATACACCATTTAATATATTTCATAAAGAATTAAACAAAACATCTACAGCTGCTGTTAAAACTCCTAAAGAAATGTTGGTTAGTAATGGACAATTCTATGGAGAAAGCGATGTTGGGACTTATTTATATCCAAGAATAGGTGAAAGGGAAAGAGTAGTTCTTCTTGATATATATATTGATCATTTAACTACAGCTACAAGCATATCAGCTACAACACCAATTAATTTAACAAAAACTACTTATGGTACTCTTGCTGAAGTTGTTTATCAAATAACAAATGCCGGTTTTACTGGAGATATAACTAATAATTCCTATTGTTTTGCTACAAATGGAGGATCTAGTACTGAATTTGTAAAAATACTTGAAGTTCTTGTTAAAGATAATAATCCGTTACCAGATGATTATTATATTAAATTTGATATTCTTCCAGAAGGATTTGAACCAACTTCTTTAACAGGAAACAGAGCAGCTTTCCTTGAAGCAGATGCTAAAAATATATCAAATACAGACCAACAATTACAATGTCTTAAAGGTCTTATAATAAATTCTATTACTGATTTAAAGAATGATTATTTATATATTAAAAATGCTATATTAAGATCTTTAAAAGCTTTTGATAGTGATAATGCTAATTATCTAGTTTCTATTTATCAAGCTTATTTAACCCTTTTAAAATGGTGTGAAAAGCCTAATACAATAACTGATGAGAGATTTGAATATGATTATTTTACCAATTTATTAGCTTTAGTTACTACAAGAAATGCTCTATTAGATAACAGAAGAACTTATTTATCAGCTGGAAACGAAGGATTTGGTATTTTGGGTTTAGCTAGAATTTCTGGAGATACTGGAAAAACTTCTAATGAATCTAAATTCATAGCATCTCAAATAGATGCAGGGACTTTAACAGAAGAACAACCAGGTGGTGATATAGGCACAGGTGAATCTTCTTATTTAACAGTTGAACTTTTAAGAAAAGAATTATTAGCTGCTCAAAATGAAACTAATTTTTTAAAAAGTGATGCAGAACTAAACAATGTAAATACAGCCACAATAGATGATTATGAGGCCTCTTATGGAAGTTTTACATTTTATTTAACAGAAGTGTTATCAGATCCATTTTCTTTCGCACAAGAAGATAGTCCAGAATTTCAGGATATTTTTACAGATTATTTAGAAAAGCGAAGAACATTGATTTCTGAAACTGCTTTCAAGTCAAAAACTATTGAAGAATCAACAAAACTTGAAACTCTTGAAGTAGAGCAAGAACGTGCTTTAAATTCTTATTTAGAAAGTGTAAATAGTCAATTTTTATCTGATGAAATAAAAGTTGTTTTACAAGAAGAATACTTGGCATATAATTCAAAACTTAATGAATTGACTATTACTGGTATAAACGGGAATATAGTAACTTTTGCTGGGGAGACTTTTGATAATTCATTTGTAAATAAATTAATATTAAAACCAAGTGTATCTATAAAAAGTGTTACTGTAGCTTCTGGAACAGATTTAACTTTAAATGATGTAATAGGTTTATCTATAAATGATGTTGTGGAATTACATGCAGCTACTTTAGGAACTTCAAATGCGTTAAAAGAAAAACTTGAAACGGTTATGGCTTCTGGTGTTTTAACTTCTGAAGTTCGAGCAGAAATAGCTGGCCTATCTGTAGCTAATAGTTCGCAAACAACAACACTTACTTCGGCAAATCAAAGCGCAGTAAATGATATATTCAGAAATTTACAGGTAGCCGATGAAGTATTGGAGCCAAATTCTCAAGTAAATTATCCTGGTGGTGATATTCCTGGTGAAGATGTAATTATTACACAATTAGATAGTTCTATAAATGTTTCCATTAAATTAATTGGAAGAGACGTTCAAATATTCTTTAATTATGCTAATAAAGTATATCCAGCTCAACCAACTTATTATGTTTATGGATATCAAATTCAAGGTAGAACAAAAGTATGGACTGATGAAGAAACTACTTATGATGAACCAAATGCTTGGTATCCATTAAAAAATAATGATTATAACAGCTATGAATCTAATACTGGTGGATTGGATATTACTGTAGAAACTGGTGGATTAAATATGGCTACTACATCTTTAACACCATTTCTTATGCATAGGCATTTACCTATTTCTGGTTCATTATTATTTCCAAAAAATAGAACAGTATATTATCGATTCAGAAAAATAATAAAGAATACTACAAATGAAACTATTGTAGGTTATTCAAGTTGGAGTAATTCTAATTATGAGGCAGTTATTTATCCAGATCAAACAGGAATAACCGGAGATACCTGGATAAAATTAAATGATCATGATGCTCCTGTAATTACTGGTATGAATTTGAGTTTATCTCCAAATGTTTTAGAAACTTTTACTACTCATTATGTTGATGTCGATTTTACTAAATGTCCTGAAAATGCAAACAATCAAGTCGGTACAAAAGGTTATAATATTTATAGAGCAGAAACAAGAAGTGGTGCTCCAGGTAGTTATACTTATCCAGATAAAGTTTTGGTTGATATATTGCTGGAAGATAAACCTTATGAAACTGATTATTCTACATGGCCTTCTGCTGAAGCTGAATATACATATATTGATACTTCTACTAGTAATGATAAAACTTATTATTATGGAATAGCTGCTTATGATTATAATGAAAATTATTCAGAAATAGTATGGAGCACAACACCTACCGTTACAAATAATACAGTAAAAGCTGATATACCAGAAATAACAGAAGTTATAATGTATTTAGCTGATATAAAAACTATAGGATACTTTCAAATATATTTTACAATTCCTGTAATAAAAAAAGTAGGAATAAAAAGTTTTAATATAAAAAGCAAGTTTGGGTCAACTACTTTTGCTACAAATACTATTAATTTTGAACAATGTATTTTCGTTTCTTCTGATGGTACTGATGCGGTTTATTATTATAATAGTTCAAGTTATTATACTACATATCCAAATGATTGGTGGAAAGAATATGATTATTTTAAAACAGGCTCTAATTCTACTTGTTTAAATTTCAGCCTTCAACCTATTTCAATATTTGATACAACTGGAGATTATAGTACCGCGTCTACAAATGCTATGTTAACAGAAGGAATTGCTGGATTCACTTATGAAATAAGTTTTGATGAAATAACCCCTACAGTAATAGCTACCAGAGGAAAATTCGTTATTTCTTGGAATGAAGCTATAACTCGTGGTTTTGATAAATATGTTGTCTATAGAAAAAAATTCGATGAGCTTGAATTTTATGCGTTATCTTATACTGATAGTTTGATTTATAATGATAGTCTTTTATATTTAGTAGATGCAGAAGATCCAGAGATAACTGATATAAAATATAAAATAATAGCTTATAATCTTTATGGTAAATCAAAAACTTCTGGTACAAATTACAATGTTGGTACAACCGGATTTGTTGATTTTAGACCTCAAGCAATTACAAACATCACGTTTGCTCAAACAGGACATCAACCTGTTGAATATATTGATGATAGAATTGAATTAAGATTTGATAACAGTACTGCTACTGATATAGCTACATTGGAAGTTGAAAAATATAAAATATATTTTTCCCAATATAGTAACGGAACTAAATATTTTATTTCTCAAGCATTTTTTATAGATAATATATCTGGTACTGGTGATGTAGCTAAATTTCCTTCTCTAAATGATACCTCAATTGCAGATAACTTGGTCGTTCTTTATCAAAATTGGAATAAAATGCTTGGAATATCTGAAGACTCAGGAATTCCAGGTGACGAATTTGATATAGCAGATATTTATTTTTGGATAAAATCAGTAACTTCCAATGGAGCTGAAAGTAATTTCCAAGTACTGACTCCTAAACAAGCCGATGCTAATTATACTAACGATATAATAGATGCAATACCTACAGCTACAACTCTTGTTTCTGCTACTAGGGATTTTATAACAGTAAGTTGGAATATACCAAATATGTTTACTCATACAGACAATATACAATTTATTATAGAGCATTGTCCAGATACTACTGTTGGATCTCCAGTATGGACACAATTGTTTACTACAGCAAGTAAAGAAATTACATATTCTTATAAAACTCCAGAAAGATATAAAACACCAGAAGATTTTGATGAAGAAGGTTGGAGAGTAAAAACTTTATTAAGAGGAAAAACTTCTGATTATTTAACCTCCAGTGGAAGTAACACTAATTTTACTGGATTCTTATCTTATTATTTAGATAGCGTTGAAATAACAAATATTTCATATGAACGGGAAAAAGTAATATTTACTTTTGAACAGATAACTGGAGCTAATCTAGATGATATAAAAGAATTGGTTATTTATAGAAGACCAGATCCAGGAAATGACTATATTGAGTTTTATAGAGGGTTAGTTGATTTAATTAAAAATGCTGCTAATTTAAATATTTATGAAATTGCCTGCCCAGAATTCCGTGGTTTGGAAGTTCTTTCAATACCTGATTATGCTTATAAGATCTCAATAATAAGTAAATACAGTTCTATATTTGATGGTAATAATGGAACTGACTATAATGTAATAACTACAACAGATTATGTTAAATATGCTTTAACTGAAAATATAACAGGTTTAACTGGATATTTAAGTAGATCAGGAATTATAATAAATTTTAATAAATATGAGGATAATGCTGGAGCTGTAATTGCAAATCATAATGAAAGTGATGTTAAAGGATATATTTTAAAAAGAAAAATACTATCGGATTCTTATAAAGAAATAGCTAATATTAAAGAAACAGGATCCTCTTCATATGAAGAATTAACTAACATACCTATAGGAAAACAAGCTTCTTATTTTCAAACATCTCCAGGATATAGTTTTAAAATACAAGCATATTCAGATTTTTCTATTTCTCCTGAAGTTGAAATGTTATATAGTTCGACTAACTTTACTGTTGATCCTGATTATTCATTTACTCCAGATACAAATAATTTAAGTGCTCCTTATGTTTATGGGGAAAATAGTTCTATTTATATAGAAATGGCATTAAATTATGATTTCTACGATGAATATGATTTCTTAGTATATCAATCAAAAACTTATAATAGTGGAAGTCCTAATGGAACAGTTGGTACAATTACAGATACTTCTGTAGTTGTTTCAAATGCTACAGGAATATCTAATGGAAAAAGATTATTAATAAATAATAACACCTATAAAGTTATGAATGTTTCAGGAACTACTATAACTTTAGAGGATACTATAGAAATAACTAATGGTGCAAGTTTTTGGATATTTGATCTTATAGGCTCTACAAGGGAAGAACTTTATAAAATTCCTATATTGGAAAGTGGTGATAGTAATTACTTTAAAAATTGGTCTCATCTTTATGAAGTTAAAACAATTTATGGATTTAGAAAAGCTTCAGGTGTTACTACTGGAGTAGTTATTACAAATTGGTCTAGTAATATAAATTATACATTACCATCTGATAATAATTTATTGGCATATTGGAATATGGATAATGTTTCCAATAATATTTTAATAGATAATTCAGGAAACAATTGGAACGGAACTGTTTCAGGTACAGGAACTATTTCAACTGCTGGAAAAATAAATAATGGATTAAGTTTTAATGGAAGTGGTTACGTATCAATTGGAGATCTTGAAAGTGTAGGCCCTTTCAGTTATTGCGTTTGGATTAAATATACTGCCTCTGGATCTATCCAATCTATTATATCAAAAGATAATAATACAAATAGAGGAATTTGGATGTATGCCGCAGCTACTACTGGAAATTTGTATTTCTATACTTCTGGAGATGGAACAAATCAAATAGGTGTTACTATTTCTGGATATTCTGATAATAATTGGCATTTTATTGTAGCAACTTATACTCCATCCACTTCAATAAAAATATATGCAGATGGTATATTGAAATCAACAAACACCACATCAATTCCTGCATCTCAATTCTTGAATTCTACAACTTTAGAAATCGCAAGAAGACCTAATGCCACTGCATATTATACCGGATTAATAGATGAAATAAGAATTTATAATATAGCTTTAACCGATAGTGAAGTTATGGGTTTATATAAATATGTTGAAAGTTCAAATAAATTAGTATCTAATTTAAATAAATATGTTTCTATAAGCATAGTCGGTGGTAGTTTATTTAAATATAGAGAAAGTGGAAATAAAACATTAATAGCTAATGTATATGAAGAAGGTATAAATATAACTTCATCTATAGATGCAACTAAATTCAGATGGAAAAGAGTTTCAAGTAGTTCAACTGCTGATACAACTTGGAATACTGCCGCTAATTTAGTAGGAAGCAAAACAGCAACAATAAATTCTTTGGATTATTATAGTAGGGGTGCAATTTATTCAGTTGAAATTATGGATTAGTTAAAACGTTGAATAAAAGTAAAGATAACCGTATATAGAATAAAGGAATAACAATGGCAGTTTTAGCTTCTACCCAATTAGAATTTCAAAAAGAAGAACCTATATTTCCATATGAAAGTATAATCTCCTATTATCCAATGGAAGATGATCTTAATATGATCTCAAATAACGGATTATTAGCTTATTATCCTTTTGATATTGATGCCTCTGATATATCCGGTAATGGAATAAATGGAACAAACTCTGGTGCTGTATTTGGTGCAGCTACAGGATTTGTCGGCGGTGGTTATACTTTTGATACAACTGATAGAATTTCTTTAGGTGCAAGTTCTGCTACTTCTTTAAGATTATCTTCTGGTGGAACTATTACTGGATGGTTTAAACCTGGAGTTCAAACAACTAATGGTATGATTATAAGTAGAGATTCTACTACTAGTATTGAAGATTATGGAATTTATTTCGGCACGACAGGTTTATTAAGTGCTACTACTAATACCACAACAAACGCTATTTCTTATCAATTGCCGGTAGGTTCTGCTTCTTCTCCTTGGTATTTCTTTGCTTATGTAATTGCTTCAACTGGAAAATATTTATACGTAAATGGTATATTACGTGCATCTTCTGTTTATACTGGGCTTCCTTCTGCGGTTTCTACAAACCAAGTATCAATAGGAAATAGAACTGGCGCAACCGATAGAACATTTATAGGTAATATAGATGAGATACGGTTTTATGATAGAATTTTAACAGCATCAGAAATAAAATCCCTTTTTCAGAATGCTTCAAATAAAGTACCATTACAAAAAATAACAGATTATAAAAGAAATATAAATACAGCTACAATAACTGGCAATCTATTCTCCACCACAGGTAAAATTGGCGATGGAGTTTATTTTAATGGAGCTTCTGGTATATCTACTGGAATTATTTCTGATATGAATTTTGGTACTGGAAATTTTGCTATTTCTTTATGGTTTAAAAGAAAAACAATTGGAACTATCCAGAGTTTACTAACAACAAATTTTACAAATTCTCCAAATATACATTTTAAGGTTGATAACTATCTATATTTTTCAGGAGTAAATTCTACATTAAAAACAACTTCTACAATAGTAGATACAGATTGGCATAATGCTATTTTAGTAAGAAATGGAACAACTTTTTATGCTTATCTCGATGGTATATATCAAGGTGAAGTTACTGGAGAAAACGGAAATTATACTGGGCATACTACTACATATTTAGGATATAATGCTATTCCAAATTATTTCAATGGAAGTATTGACGAAGTATTTGTTTTCAATACTGTCAACACATCTCTATCCTATTCGGAAATAAGAGGTTTATCAGAACTTACACCAATAAAAACATTAGCTGGTGATTTTAACTATCTGGATTTAATTAGTCAGGCAAAGATGGGGACTACTACCATAGATGGTGGTTATATAAAATCAAATCTTATAGGAGTGGATGATGCTATAATAGGCGCGGTAGATATTGATAAGGATTTATTTGCATACTATAATTTTGATAGCGAAAAACTTCCGCCTTCTGATAATCTTATTGTTTACGCTCCTTTAAACGAAAGTGGTGGAACTTTTTCTTATAATGGTTTATCTTTAATTGAAACAGGTACAGTTACTTCAGATAATACAAAACAAGTTTCAAATATTTATTCAGCTGACTTTCCTGGAGCTAGTTATTTAAAAACAAATTCTGATTTGTCTTTTGAAAACATACTATCTGTTTCTTTATGGGCTTATGCTGATGATTTCTCTTCTACTAGAGGTTTATGGGGATTAAATACAGCACCAACTAATACAGGTATTTATATAAAAAGTACCGGAATATATTATAATGCTGATATAAATATTTTTAAAAATGATAATGGAGTAAATACTCCTATTCCTTCTGCTGCTGCTTGGCATAATTATGTTTTCACTTATACAGGATCACAAATAAATCTTTTCATAGATGGAGAATATAAAGGAAAAGTAACTGCACAAACATTATATCTAGAAACCGCAAAGACATTCTATATTGGAGCTACTGATTCAACTCCAACCTATACTTGGTTAGGCAATATACAAGAATTTAAAGCTTATGAAAAACTTTTATCTGTATTAGAAATTCAAGCATTAGCTTCTGAATTCAATACTAGGCCAGTAATAGATAATTCAGGGAACTCTAATACAGCTATAATAAATGGAGCTAAACCTTCATTTGGAACTTCCAATACAGGAATTTTATTAGATGGCTATGATGACTTTATAGAGACCACTTCTTTAAATCTTCCAAATTCTTATACTTTTTTAGTATGGATTAAATCAAATGATTTAACTATTAAACAAACCTTATTTCATAAACAAGACTCCTATTCTTATTATCTAGATAGTGGTAAATTGACATTTGTTTATGGATTGAATTCTCCTATTACTTCTATTAAAAATTTAGTGGATAACGAATGGCATTTTATTAGCTTAGTAAAAGATGGAATAAATAATTATTTTTATGTAGATGGAGTATTGGAAAATGAATTTATAACATCTATAGATACAATTCAAAATACAAATACTTTATTAATTGGAGCTAGTGATATTTCTGGAAATAATCCATATGGGGGTTATTTAGATGAAGTAAAAATTTATAAAAGAGCTTTAACAGAAAGAGAAAATAAATATCTTTATAAATTCAAGAATGCTCACGGCGGAACAATTATTTCTGGAGATAGAATACAAACTGGTTCTATTCGTTCTAACGCTAGAGTTGGTAATTATGGAGATCCTGTTTCAGAATTCAAGCTGGATAACGGAACTTTTGTTTTAAGAAATAGTTCAACAGGTTCCTGTGCTTTAAGTTTTGATGGTTCAACATTAGCAGTTAATGGTTGTATAACCGCAAACTCAGGGTATATAGGTGGATGGAAAGTTGATGCAAATGCGATATGTACTCCCAACAATAATATTGCACTACAATGTTGTGGGACAATTGAGGCTGGTTATTTACCATCTCCAGTAAATAATTGCACTAAGATGGCATTTACTTGTGGAGGTATTTGTTTTTATGTAGGTAATGGTTCTTCTTGGATTAATTACGGGACAATAGGAATAGATTCTGATGGTTTTAATATTAGCGGAGCAAAAAATAGCAATCTTTTTATAGGAGATAATGCTGGAGATGGAAGTTCTGGTGGTTGCCAAATATTTATAGGAAAAGAAGCTGGTTGTAGCGCACTATCTACATCTTGTTCTATATTTTTAGGTTTAAAGTCTGGGTATAACTCTAGGTCAGCTAATTCTATTTTTATAGGCACATGCTCTGGCCTTAACTCTTCTGGGGTGTCATCGATATTTATGGGCGATGAATCTGGAGAATACTCCACAAGTGCAAATGAATCTATTTATATAGGTTTTGGTGCTGGGAAAAGTGCCGCAAGTTCAGCATCTTCAATATTTATGGGATCTGGGGCTGGTTGTTCTGCAATGTCAGCTGGCTTTTCTACTTTTATAGGAGCAGGATCTGGATTTAGTGCAGCAAGTTCTATAGGATCTAACTTTATAGGATTTTCTGCTGGTTATAATAGTCCTAATGCTAATGCTTCAAATTTTATAGGGCAAAACGCAGGAGATAATGCACCTTATTCACCATATTCTAATTTTATAGGAAATTATGCTGGTTCATTTGCTTGTTGTTCTTCTTATTCAAACTTTATTGGATTTCTATCTGGTCATTGTGCTATTAGTTCCTGTTCTTCAAATTTTATTGGATACGGGGCAGGAGATTATGCTTGCTATTCATGTTCTTCCAATTTCATGGGAACTAATGCTGGATCTTGTGCTGCAAATTCTTTAAACTCTAATTTTATGGGAGTAAGTTCTGGATATTGTGCTTGTGATAGTAATGATTCAGTTTTCATAGGAAGTGCTGCTGGATGTAGAGCAAATGGAGCAGATTATTCAATATTTATGGGATATTATCCTGGAATAAAATCTTGTGGTTCTCAAAACTCAATATTTATAGGAAGTTGTGCTGGAGCTTTTTCTCCTATGAGTTCTACTATATTTATTGGAGAAAAATCAGGTTTTTGTTCTAGTGCAAGTAGTAACTCAATATTTATAGGAAGTTGTGCAGGATTTTGTAATGTTAGTAACAATGGTTCTAATTTTATAGGAAAATCTGCTGGTTATCAAGCTTGTGGTAATTGTTATTCTAATTTTATGGGTAATCAATCTGGATATCAAGCTTGTAGTAATAATTATTCTAATTTTATAGGGAATGTTGCCGGATTTCAAGCTTGTATTAATGATTATTCTAATTTTATAGGAAATTCTACTGGTTATTCAGCTTGTAATAATAGTTGTTCTAATTTCTTTGGTTATCAAGCTGGATATCAAGCTTGTGGTAATAATTCTTCTAATTTTATAGGAAATTCTACTGGTTATTCAGCTTGTAATAATAGTTGTTCTAATTTCTTTGGTTATCAAGCTGGATATCTATCTTGTGGTAATAATGCTTCCAATTTTATTGGTTATCTAGCTGGTTATCTAGCTTGGGGTAATTGTTATTCTAATTTTATGGGTTATCGAGCTGGTTCTCAAGCTTGTGGTAATACTTATTCCAATTTTATTGGTTTTGAAGCTGGAACTCTCGCTTGTAATAATTGTTATTCTAATTTTATAGGAACTAATGCTGGATATTGTTCTTGCTGTAACAATTTTTCTAGTTTTATGGGAAATTATGCTGGACAATATGCTTATAATAATAATTATTCTAATTTTATAGGAAGAGAAGCTGGATATAGAGCTTGTAATAATTATTCTTCTAATTTCATAGGCGCTCAAGCTGGATATCAAACTTGTGATAATTTTTCTTCTAATTTCATAGGAACTTATGCTGGATATTGTTCTTATACTAATTGCTTTTCTAATTTTTTTGGTTATTATGCTGGATATTGTTCTTGCTGTAACAATTTTTCTACTTTTATTGGAAGTGCTGCTGGTTATCAAGGTTTTTGTAACAATTTTTCTAGTTTTGTGAGTTTTTGCGCTGGTTATCAAGGTTTTTGTAACGGTTATTCTAATTTTATAGGAACTAATGCTGGTTATCTAGCTTGTGATAATAATTGGTCTAATTTTATGGGAAACCAAGCTGGTTATCTAGCTTATACTAATAATTCTTCTAATTTTATAGGAAATGCTGCTGGTTCATATGCTCGCTACAACAGTTCTTCTAATTTTATTGGTATTTCTGCTGGGCAATATGCTTGTTGTAACGGTGGTTCTAATTTTATTGGTAGTTCTGCTGGGTCGTGTGCTTATATTAACAGTAATTCTAATTTTATAGGCAATCAAGCTGGTCGTGAAGCTTGTAATAATAGTTGTTCTAATTTCTTTGGTTATCAAGCTGGTTATCTAGCTTGTAATAACAGTAATTCTAATTTTATAGGCAATCAAGCTGGTTATCAAGCTTGTAATAATGATAATTCTAATTTCTTTGGTTATCAAGCTGGTTATCGAGCTTGTAATAACATTGGTTCTAATTTTATGGGTAATCTTGCTGGATATAGAGCTTGGACTAATGATTATTCTAATTTTATTGGTTATCAAGCTGGGCAATATGCTTGTGTTAACACTTATTCCAATTTTATGGGTAATCTTGCTGGATATATAGCTTATAATAATTGTTATTCTAATTTTATAGGATATTGGGCTGGGCAATATGCTTGTGTTAACAATAATTCTAATTTTATAGGAAATGCTGCTGGATATATAGCTTATAATAATTGTTATTCTAATTTTATAGGGCCTTATGCTGGTCGTGAAGCTTGTAATAATAACTATTCTAATTTCTTTGGTTATCAAGCTGGTTATAAAGCTTGTAGTAATTGTTATTCTAACTTTTTAGGATATTGGGCTGGGCAATATGCTTGTGTTAACTCTTATTCTAATTTTATTGGTTATCAAGCTGGTTATCAAGCTTGTAATAATAGTTGTTCTAATTTTATTGGTTATCAAGCTGGTTATCAAGCTTGTGGTAATAGTGCTTCCAATTTTATAGGTTCTTATGCTGGATATCAAGCTTGTATTAATGATTTTTCTAATTTTATAGGCTATCAAGCTGGTCGTGAAGCTTGTAATAATAGTTGTTCTAATTTCTTTGGTTATCAAGCTGGTTATCGAGCTTGTGATAATGGTTATTCTAATTTTATAGGATATCAAGCTGGATATTGCGCTTGTTATAATAGCTATTCTAATTTTATAGGAAAGTGTGCTGGTTATCAAGCTTGTTATAATGGTTATTCCAATTTTATTGGCGAAAACACTGGATATCTATCTTGTTATAATGGTTATTCTAATTTTATGGGATATAATGCTGGAGTTTGTGCTATATGCAATAGTTCTTCTAGTTTTATAGGTTATAAAGCTGGACATCGCGCTACTTGTAACTATTATTCTAATTTTATAGGAAAGTGTGCTGGTTATTGTTCTTTCTATAATATTTCTTCTATTTTTATTGGCGAAAACACTGGATACTATGCTTGCTATAATGGTTGTTCTAATTTTATAGGTTATTGTTCTGGATATCAAGCTTGTAGTAATAGTGCTTCCAATTTTATAGGGGCTTATGCTGGTTATCAAGCTTGTATTAATGATTATTCTACTTTTATGGGATATTATGCTGGTTATCAAGCTTGTAATAATGATAGATCTAGTTTTATAGGATATAATACTGGTTCTCTATCTTATAATAATGGTTATTCCAATTTTATAGGACATCAAGCTGGATATCTATCTTGTTATAATGGTTATTCTAATTTTATAGGTAATAGAGCTGGTTCTCAATCTTGTAATAATGGTTGTTCTAATTTCTTAGGTTATTTTGCTGGATATCAAGCTTGTAATAATGATTGTTCAATTTTTATAGGAACTAATTCCGGTTATTGTGTAGTAAATAATCCAAATCTGCTTCTTATAGGAAATTGTTATTCAACAACAATGTCTTGCGCCAATTCCTTGGCTGGAGCTTTGATTTGTGGTAACATTTCTACTGGAAAAGTTAATTTTAGATGTAGTATTATAGTAGGTAGTAAAGTTGAAATGGTTTATAATTCTACTACCTGTGCTTTGAACTTTAATTTCTTATAGGAGTATTTTTTGGCTTTAATTTCACACTATAAACTCGATGGTAACGCAAATGATTCTATTGGTGGTAATAATGGAACAAATAGCGGAGCTACTTGGGTAACCGGTAAAATAGGGCAAGCGGCAAGTTTTTCTATTTCGACAAATTGTGTATATGTAAGAAACTTTACTATGGGAGAAACGACTTCTGTTTCTGTTTGGGCTTACAATACGACGACATCTGGGAATAAAATGTTGTTCTCATTTAACAGCTCTAATGGTCCAGACCTATACTTCACAGAGTCAACCATATGTTGGAACACAGGAGATGGAACTACTAATACTTTCATGAATGGATCCCAAGTAGCACAACCCTCTATTAATGTGTGGCATCATTATGCTGTGGTAAATAGTCCTACATTAGGCGCTATTCTCTATGTGGACGGAGCTTACTACGGCACAGCATTGTATAGAAACTGTACGCAATCAAGTCAGTATTTTACAATAGGTAATTATTGTTCGCCTCCAAATTGGGCGTACTATTGGACTGGATATATCGATGACGTTAAAATATATAACCACGCTCTTTCTCCAAAGGAAATAAAGGAACTTTCCAAAGCCAAGATACTTCATTATAAATTTGACCAGTTGGAAGAATATACAACGAATTTATGGACCAATCATACAACTCCTATATGGGTTAGTGCCTATAATGGAAATTACGGATTTGGGGTTGGAACAGATTTACAACAAGTAGCATATAATTCAGATACTATAGAAAAAGGTTCTGCCATAACAAAAGTCTCAAGAATAACTGGTGGAACCAATCAGGTAGATTATGTTGCTTGGGATATACCCTGTGCGGCAAATACTACAAGAACTATAAGTTTTTGGTATTTTGGCTCATATGGGACTCAGATAACTCCCTATAATAATGATGGGCACGAAGCTATTTATTATCTGGATTCCAACGGAAATTGGCAAGGTGGGTCTACATCACAACCAGTCCCTGTAGTTGAAAAAAAGTGGCAGAGAATAGTTCTGAAAATTGTTGCTGATGCTACTGGTGGAACTATGACTTGGAATATTCTTCATAGTAACGCTTCACCTGCTGTTTTAGCAAATACAGAATATTGGTTATTTACAGGGTTACAGGTTGAGCTTAAAGACCACGCGACTCCTTTTACAATAGGAACCCGTGCTGATGTAATAACAGATAGTAGTGGATATGGAAATAGTGGTGTAATAAATATAAATGGTCCTGCTTGGAAAACAGACGGTAAATTAGGTAAAGGTTATGTTAATTTTTCTATACAGAATGCCTATCAACCATATTGTGATTCAACAAGTTTTAGAAAGTTTCCGCTTTCAATAAGTGCTTGGGTTAAGACATCAGCATCTGGAACTTATTCTGGAATAGTTTGTATTACTTATGCTGTTTTATTTGTGATAGGAACAAATGGATTGATTTCTTTTTCTTCATATGGAGGTGGATGGCAAACAGTTTATTCTTCTGGTCATACAAGTTTATATGATAATGTATGGCATCATGTAGCTATAACCTATACGGGAACAGCAGTGGTTATTTATGTTGATGGTGTAAATCGAGGATCAGGAACAATAAATAACACTACTTGGAACTGGACTAATGGAGTTTATGTTGGGGTTGATCCTAATAATAGCGGAACTTCATTGATTGGTTCTATGGATGATGTTCGTATCTATATGAGTACTTTGAGTGCTTCTGATATTCTTGAACTCTATCAAACCAGAGCTTCAATAGATAATCAGGGGGCATTGACTACTCAAAGTATTACAGAAATGGGATTATCGTATAAACCTTCGTTAGTTGATTATTCAACTTGGGTACTGAATAAAAATAATTCTAGTCAATTAGGTTTTAATCTAATAACAGGTGAAGGGTCTGATTATATTACCAATAAAAAAAATCCCGTAGGAACTGATGATATCATTTGGGCTGTTATGAATAATGATGTCACCTCTGATGGAGATGGAGGGTGGAATGGAGGTACTTTTCCTGTTGACCCATCAAAGAAATATAGATTTTCTATATGGATAAGAAAAGAGAATATCGCAAATGGAAATTTATATTTTGGTTGCCTAGGAGATACAGTTGATATGCTTGGTACAACTACTGCTCAAGGAAACCCTTATTTTGCTTATGGGGGATTGCCAGCTCTTGGTGAGTGGTATCTATTAGTAGCTTATGTTTGGCCTTCTTCCTATGCTTTAACTGTATCAGATACTACAACTGGAATATATGCTACTTCTGGTTCTATTGCTTCTCCTATGGGTGGAAATAGTGGTTATGGTGGAGATTTTAAATGGCGATCAGGAATAACAGCTTCTTATTTAAGAGCTTATTTTTATTATTCCACTGACCCTAATGCTTATCAATATTTCTATAGACCAAGGGTTGACCTATGTGATGGTACAGAACCTACAATAGGTGATTTATTGGCTTGTAGAGAAAATCCTGTATTGTTGACTAATACAGAAGCTCAGGGTTTGGTTTCAGAATACACAATGAATAGTGCATCTGGTTCATCCTTGATTGATAGAATGAATAGATATAACGCTACATTATATAATACACCCTCTTTTGTTCCCGGCATATCTGGTAATGCTCTTCAGTTGAATGGTTCAACACAATATGCTTTAGCTAATATAGCTACACCAATACGAGCAATTTCTGTATGGTTTAAACATGTCGTTGACACTAATGGTTTTGTTGGACTAATTACTGGTCAAGGTGGATGGTATTTGGGATTGGCAAATGGAACTGGTGGTCTTTCTGATGAAAGTATTCAATGGTCCAATGCCTCAACATTATTGATGTATGTCAGAAATGGTGAAACAGCATATCTGGACGATAAATGGCATCACGCTGTAGTTTCATTTGGAGGTAATAATAATTTCTGGATGGATGGTGTACTTCAATCAGTTACCTATTCAACAGGAAGTTCCTCAACTGATGGAACTATAACCCTTAATAGTACAGAGATAGGAAAATACTATGGTTATACAAGTTATTTTACAGGTCTTATTGGTGATGTTCGATTTTATAATAGGAATCTTACTCAAACAGATGTGAATCAACTTTTTGATAGTAAAGCCAAGCTTGAATCATCCGGTAATTATATAGCTTCTGAATTTTCTGAAACTGGCCCAAGTCAGGGACTGGTTGTTAACTATCAATGTGATATAGAGAAACCAAGGATTACTTTTAATTATACTGGAACAATAACAAGGGATTCACAGAATAGGTTCTGGAAATCTTCTGGAGCCGATGCTTGGGATGCACATATTTATTCTTCAGAAGGTTATACAAATGGTTGTTATCTTTCTTTTAGAGTAAATGTTCCTACTAATGCAAGCTATATGATAGGTATAAATACTGATCCTCCTCTTAATGCTTCATATGCATCATTGGATTTTTGCTGGTATATGACAAAAACAACTAACAATTATTATGTTTATGAGAATGGTGTAAATCCTTACATTTCTGGTGTAGCGATGGCAACTGGAGATTTATTGGCTATAAGTTATTGGGATGGCATAGTCACTTATTGGCTTAATGGTGTAGCTAAGAGAAGTGTAAATGCTGGATTTGGAAAAACTTTTTACTTGGATAGTTCTTTTGCTACTCCTTTAACTTCTGGCCCTTATCAAGTTTATGACATTTATTTTGGTCAATATGCCCCTGATTTTCATGTACAGACCTTCTATGGAAATGGAACTTTCTATCCTCCAAATGGAGTAACCTCTGTTGAAGCTTTGATTGTAGCTGGTGGAGGTGGTGGTGGAATGGATATGGGTGGTGGCGGTGGCGGTGGTGGAGTTATATATAACGCAAACGTAGCTGTACCATCTGCTTCAACATACCCTGTTGTAATAGGAGTTGGTGGAACTGGAGCGCCAGCGGCAGGTACATTTGGACAACCAGCAGGGCACCAATATACTGTTTCAGCTACCGCTGGAGCAAACTCTATTTTTGCAGGCTTGACAGCTACTGGCGGTGGATATGGTGGTTCTTCTGTTCATACTTATTTACCAAATTATGGTAACGGTGGTTCAGGTGGTTCAGGTGGTGGAGCTTCAGGTTATGCCAACGATAGTTCTTGGGACGGTTCAGGAGCCGCTTCTCCAGCAGGACAGGGAAACCGTGGAGGGAACTCTGGTGGGGCTTATTATTCTGGAGGTGGAGGTGGAGCTGGAGCCGCTGGTGCTGATGGACAAAACCGTCCCAATGGTGGGGATGGATTGGTATATAATTCAATATCTGCCTTCTATTGGGGTGGAGGTGGTGGTGGCTCTGCTTATTCTGGTAGTCTAAGTGGTGGTAATGGAGGACTTGGCGGGGGTGGTGGTGGAGCTGTAGGAACAGGGGGTTCTGGGGGTATTGGTGGTATAAATAATGGTAGTGCTGGTACAGCAGGTCCAAACGAAGCTTGGGCAAATGTTCCCGGTGGTAATGCAGGTGCTAATACAGGTGGTGGAGGCGGTGGAGGCTCCCATTACAATGCCAATAATAAGGGTGGAGATGGTGGCTCTGGTATAGTAATGATAAAATACAAAAAACCAATCATAGATACTGTTGGTATAAATCACGGCATTCCTTATGGTGGGATAAGTATGGTTGATGGTCCTTCCAATAAGAAAGCTTTTATGTTTAATGGGGTGGATCAGTATATTCTTTTCCCAAAAATTAATCTTGGAACCAGTAATTTCACTTACTCATTTTGGGCAAAACATACAAGTATTACAACTAACAATACTTACTTTGAGAATGGGTTATATACTGATGGAATGCTATTCAGACAGAGTAGTTCTACTCTTTTGGATGTTTACGCTGATTATGCCGCTTCTAGTTGGACAACTACTTTTGGTTTTACTCCGACTATTGGAGTGTGGTATCACTTAATTGCGATGAGAGAAAATGGATTCTTTAAACTAATAATAAACGGTTCTCAAGTGGGTAGTTCTGTAGCGATGTCTACTCCTAATATAAGGCCAAGTGGCTCTCATTCTATAGGAATGTCAAATCACTCAACTCCACAAAAATTAATCGGGTCAATAGCTGACTTCCGTATATATAATAGGGCACTTGATACAAAGGAAATTTCTACCCTCTATAATCTGAAACCAAGCAATATGTATATAGAGAGTGAAGGGATAGTTAATACAAGCTTACTAATTGAATAGAGGAGAATAAAATGACGAAAGAGAATCTTGAGAAAGCTAATGCGTTGAAGGAAAGGATAGCTGTTTATACCAGTTTCCTTGATTACTTCAAGCCTGTAGATATGACTATTTCTGCGGCAATTCCCGGTATGGACCCAACAATGTATCCACCACCAGCAATGCCAACAACGTTTCCAAGCAAGATTTCATTGACTGCCAGTTATATACCCAGTGTCATAACACCTGAAGGAACAACTGAAGGAAAATGGGAAGTAGTATCAGCAAGTGGAATTACTGATAAGGAAATATTGGATTTGATAAATGAGTTGGCATCTTTGGAATTGAGTAGTATAGGTGGGTCTATTGTAGATTCCGTATTGGAAAAGATAAGTAATATGCAAACAGAATTTGAAGCATTGTAAAAAGAGGAAAAAATGGCTGTATTAGGTTCTACTACTGTCTCGGGAAATCTATCTGTAAGTGGTATCGTTTCGAGTAATTCAACTACTGTGGCTGGAAATCTTACAGTAGGAGAAACAACAACCCTATCTGGTGCTAGTAGTACCTCCACAAAGGCTATTGGGGATAATTCTACTTCTATTGCCACAACTGCCTATGTTGATAGATATAGATTTCCCATAGGAACCATAGTTGCTTTTGATGGTACTGATTGGGTAGATAACTCCACTTTGGTCGGATGGTATGCTTGCGTTGCTGGTAATGCTGGTGGGGCACCTGATTTGACAAATAAGTTCCTTATTGGTTACACATCAAAAGGAAGTACTGGTGGAGCAGGAACGGTTGGACTAACTACTGATAATCTTCCTTCACACCAACACGCAATATCACACAGCCACTCAGCATCTTCTGGAGATGATAATGCAGACCATACACATACTATAGCGGAGGGGCAAGGTTCGCATTCTCACGGAATAGCCACTCGTTCAGATATATATGGCACCACAGGAAACAGAAACTGCGCTGTTGCCGCCGCCGGAACAAATGCAATAGGATCTAATACACTTCCTGCAATGGTTACAGAGGGGAGAGGGACTGCTTATCATCAACACACTATAACTGTTCAAGGTAGTGATACCGCTAATTCTGGGCCTATTGGTTCAGGAAGCGCATTCTCAATAATTCCACCTTATTACACAGTAATATATATCAGGCGTTGCACATAAAAGGAGGATGATATTATGGATATTAGAGCAAGTGGAAAAGAGTATAGGATATTGAGAAATCTGTACAACAAAACAACGTTATTGAATAAGGATATTGTATCAATAAATGAGGATGGAAACGCAATACAACCCCTTATTATGGTTCAAGACAAGGAAGGAAAACTTGTCAATTGGACAAAGGGATTTGAGAATGTTGAATCATTTATCAAGTATGGATATGTGAGAATAAGAAAGCAATGCCCCTATAAGATAGGGAAGTGTATCTGTGAGAAATGCCAGCTCTACCAGATATATAATATGACAGGTGATTGTGCTATCAATTGGACGGCAATAATGGGTATGAAATAGGAAGAAAACATAGATGAAAGAAAATTATGAAATTGAACTTTTTCCCCAGTGTATAACCCTTTCCTGAGTTAAATTACTAATTCAATATAGGTTTGTGTATGTAAACCTTAAAGTCAGGAGCCTCATAGAGGTATATATTTCAAGGAGAAAGTTATGGCAAGTGCAGTAAAAATGAAGAAAGGTAGTTCAGCCCGTCTTATTATCAACGGGTTTCTAGACAACGATTATGTGATTATTCCTGCGGGTTTTCGTCTGGATTCTGTTATAGCAAAGAAAGTTGGAACGACTGCTGGGAACCTTACACTGGGTACAACCGGTAGGGAAAATATAGCTTCTTTCCTTAAAAAAGGATATGTTGAAATAAAAAGGCCTTGTCCCCATCAACCTTTTTTTGGAAAATGTAATCCAAAAAAATGTGGATTTTATGTTATAAAGAATGGAACTGGAGATTGTCTTCATATTTGGTTAGGAGTGGAAAGAGGTATTATAAAATAAACCTTATATTAAAGTATAGGAGAATTATAGATGGAAGTAAAAGAAGCCCTAGAAAATGCTACAAAAATGCTAAAAGAGAAATCAGAGTAGCATAAAAAAATATCTGCAGAAAAAGAACAATTGGAAAAAGAACTAAATTATTTATCAGGTCAATAATCTATTTTGGAATCAATACAAATCCCAGAACCACCTAAAGAAGAATAAACTCCTTATATAGTGTAAGGAGCTAAGATGGATAATATATTTTTTAACATTTCATTTCCACAAAATAGTGGTTGGGACTATGGGATCTCTACGGTTGTAAAGAATTTTATTGCAAGTATGAATAAAATATCAAATATAGATAGAAAATCAAAAATTTATATGGATATTACACTTCCACATATATTTGATTATGTAAAAGGAAAGTTCAATGTTTTATATGCAATGTATGAAGCTGAAGATTTACCAGAACATTATAGACAAAAGATACAGGAACCAGAATTAGTGATAGTTCCTTGTGAGCATAATAAGAAAGTATTCCAAAAATATAGAACAGGTCCAATTGAAGTAATACCTCTCGGTTTTAATCCAGAGATTTTTAAATTTAACGAGAAACATATCAAGGAAAATTTTATTTATTTCTATAATGGAGCTACTAACCCTCGTAAAGGTTTTCAAGATGTAATAGATGCTTTCAGGATATTACAAAAGAAACTGCCAAACATTCAATTATATTTCAAAACTACTGGACAGGAAAAAGAAACTATATTTGAAGATAATGGAATTGTTTTTGATAGTAGGAATATAACTGTAGAAGAAATGGCAGAACTATATAAACAAGCAAATTGTTTTGTTTATCCAAGTAGGGGCGAAGGATACGGACTTGGATTACAAGAAAGTTTAGCAACAGGAACTCCATCTATTCATACTGGATATAGTGGTATGGAATTTGCTAAAGAAGAATACACATATCGACTTCCATATATTCTAGAGGATACATTTATAGAGGGACATAATCTACATACAAAATGGGCATCTATAAAACTTGATGATGTTGTTGAGAAGATGGAATATGTTTATAATAATTATGATGAGGCAAAAGAAAAAGCTTATAAAGGCAGTATCTATGCTAAAGAATTTACTTGGGATAATAATGCCAAATTATTTAAGAGTATAATGGAAAAAAAAGTTTTAAAATTCGATAGCTTTAAAGATCCATTTTCATATGAAGGTATAGCAGATAGCATACCAGAATATAAAATATTGAATCTTGGATGTGGGAATAAACAATTAGCTTGGGTTGACAATCTAGATAAAAATATAAACTTTCTTACAGATATACTTATGGACTTGAATAAGGAATGGTTTATAAAAGAAGAGACATATGAAGAGATTATGGCTTTTAATATATTTGAATATTTGAATGATATAGAACATGCTATGAGATCTTCTTATAAAGTATTAAAAAAGAATGGCTTATTAAAAATACGTGTTCGTTTAATGCAGAATAAGGATATTTTTGATGATCCAAGATTGAATGTACTATTTGTTCCTAATAGCTTTGATATTTTTGATAAATCAACAATATCTGGCAATGAAAGCAATTTGGATTTTAATTTTAAGATAATTCATAAATCAATAGATAATGATTTTAACATGAATATAGTTTTAATGAAGGAAGAAAAATGATACAAGCATCTGGGAAAATATATAATGAATTAGATAAACAATCAATTCAGGAATGGTTGGATTCTGGGGAAGAAATTCCATATGGAACGTATTACAAAAAATTTGAAGAAGGGTTAGCAGAATATATAGGAACTGATTATGCTTACTTTGTAAATTCAGGTTCTTCTGCAAACTTATTGGCTTTTGCTGCTATGTTTTATTATAAGAAATTAAAGCGAGGTGATGAAATAATAACAGTTGCCGCTTCATTCCCTACAACTATTTCTCCTATAGTGCAATATGGATGCATTCCTGTTTTTGTGGATATAGATCTACGGTCTTATAATATAAATATAGAACAAATGAAATCTGCTTTAACAGAAAAAACAAAAGGAGTTTTTATAGCCCATACTTTGGGAAATCCTTTTGATTTAAACGCTGTTTTAAAATTCTGTAAAGAGAACGACCTGTTTTTAATAGAGGATAATTGTGATGCTTTTGGTTCTCTATATAATAATAAGAAGACAGGTGGGTTTGGAGATATTTCTACTACATCATTTTATCCTGCACATGAAATGAGTACTGGTGGAGGCGGGGCTGTATTTACTTCTAATAAAGAAATAGCAAAGATTGTTCTTTCATTAAGAAATTGGGGTCGTGATTGCGTATGTCCTCCAAACAAGGACAATGTTTGTACAAAAAGATTCTCGCAACAACACGGAGAACTTCCTTTTGGTTATGATCATAAATATGTTTTCTCTTATTTTGGTTATAACCTAATGGCTACAAATATTCAAGCAGCTTTGGGATTATCTCAATTAAAAAGAATAGATGATTTCACAAAACAGAGGCAAACTAACTTTAAGGAATTATATAGCGGATTATTTAAGAATAAAAAATTTATACTTCCAAGAATGCTTCCTGAAAGCATTCCTAGTTGGTTTGGGTTTCCATTATTATGTGTTAATGATAATAGAAAGGAAGTAATAGATTATTTAAGCAAGAATGAAATAGGAGTTAGATTATTGTTTGCTGGAGATATAACCAAACAGCCCTGTATGTTGAACAATGATATACAATATAGAAAAATAAATAATCTACCTAATACAGAAACAGTTATGAATAGATTATTTTGGGTTGGCTGTTGGCACGGATTATATAAAGAAGATATCGAAAAAATAATAAATACATTGAATAGATTTTAAATGATAGAAGGGTTGATAATAACAAAAAACAAAATACTCAAAGATGAAAGAGGTGATTTCCATAATCTTTCATTATGGAAAGAATATAAAGAAGTTTATTTTTCAAGAAATAATATGAATGTACTGAGAGGATTGCACTATCAAGAAGGACAGAAAAAGCAAGTAAGTATTATAAGTGGAAAAATAATTGACTTTATAGTTGATCTAAGAAAATCTTCCGAGACATTTTTGAATTTTAATGTTTTTGAATTTGAAGAAGGTGATGTTATTTCTATACCAGAAAACTGTGCTCATGGATTTTATGCTAAAACCAATTCTTCTATAGTTTATTGTATGAATGAATATTTTGATATTGATAAATACTTTGGTATTAATTATAAATCTTTTAATCTAGATATTATCAATCCAATAATTTCAGAGAAGGATAACAATCTTCCTTTTTTGTCGGAGGTTATTAAAAACTTATGATTCTTATTACCGGTGGAACGGGATTTTTGGGAAAGCATTTAAAAGAATATTTTAAAGATGCTTATTTTCCAACAAGAAAAGAAATGGATATAAAAAATATAGAAGAAATAGAAAAATATATAATAGATAAAAATATAAAAACTATTATACATTGTGCTGCTTTTATTGGTTTATTTGAAAACGATAACAATATAGAGGAAAGTATTAAGACAAATATAATAGGTACTTCTAATATTGCTATTATATGTAATAGGTTTAATATTAAATTGATATACATTTCAACAGATTATGTTTTTGACGGGGAAAAAGGCAATTATAAAGAAGAAGATAAAATAAACCCAAAGAGTAAGTATGCTATATCAAAAGCTTGTGGAGAGCTTATAACAAAACTATTAGATAAATATCTTATAATCAGATGCTCGTTCTTCAAAGAAAATGTTCTATATAAAAAAGTGCCAATAGATCAAGTAGTAACAAGAGATTTTGTTGATTCAATAGCAAAAAAAATATATAAGCTTTTTAATATTGATTATTGTGGCATAATACATATAGGAAGAGATAAGACAAATTTATACAGATTTATAAAAAAAGAATTTAATAAGAATGTATTAAAATGTAAGGCATCTGATTGTCATAAAGATATGCCAAAGAAAATCTATTTGAATTTAAATAAACAGAAGGAAATTTTATGAAAATATGTTTAATAGGTGGAGCTGGTTATATTGGAACTTTTTTATCAAACAATCTAGAACATGAAATAACTGTTATAGATGATTTTAGATTTGGTGATTTTATAAATAGTGATATTATAAAAATCAGAAAAAATTTCAATGATATAAAAACTCTTGATTATTATGATGTTGTTATTTATCTAGCTGGTATTTCCAGTGTTATGGTTAACGAATTAACACCAGAAAATAGTTATTATGAAAACGTAGTGCTTCCATTAAAAGCTTGTTTATTAAGTAAAAATAGTGGAATTAAAAAATTTATTTATTCGTCATCCTGCTCTGTATATGACAGTAGTGAAGGGGATATTAAAAAAGAAAAAGACACTATTTTAAAAAGTAAATTCCATTACTCTAATAATAAAAGAAATGCTGAGGAAGTTTTACTAGATTTAAATGATAAAAATTTTGAAGTTATTATTGTTAGAAATGGGACTGTGTGTGGGCATTCGGATAACTTTAGAACTGACCTCCTTATTAATAAAATGTGTTTTGACGCTTTAATGTATAAAAAAATAACTATAAAGAATAATAACTTAAATAGACCTATTTTATTTATAGAGGACTTGAAAAACTTTTATAATATTTTAATAAATAGTAAAAAGAACAATAAAGGAATAATTAATGCTATGTCTTTCAATACAAGTTTGATAGAAGCTAGTAATAGATTTAAAGAAAAATTTGGAACAGAAATTAGCGTTAATGATGATAACAGTGACAATAGAGATTATTTAGTTGATAATACTAAAATGCTTGGATTATATAATCCAATTGGAAATCTAGATTTGGTTATTTCAAACATTCTTGAGAATTTTAATTACAACATATATTCTAATAGATTGGATTATTTTAATAAAACAGGAGTTTATTGATGACTTGTTTTTTATGTTGTTTATTGAATAACGGATACTTGGAAAAGGCACTGGAAAGTATTTATCCTCAAATAATTAAATATAAAGAAAAGGGTAAACCCTTGTTTTATATTATAAATAATACTCTTGAGAAACTAAATATTGATATAAAATATGATTATTTTATATATAATTCTCCAGTGCCACTTAATTTTAGTCAATCTATAAATTATGCTTTTAGAGAAAACGATAAAAATGATTTTATGTTATGGTCACACATTGATGTTACTTTGAATGATAACGCATTGGATTCCTTATATAATAAATATATTGAAGTTAAAAATAAAAAGTGGTATCAAGTTAGGACTAATTATGATAGCTTTGCTATTTATAACCATAAAGTTTTTTTAGAAAATAATATATTATATGATGAATTACTTTTCCCTCTTTATTTTAACGATAAACATGCTTATCGTCTTATGGAACTGAGGGGATATAATTTTTTTGAAACTAATGAAAATTTAGTTAATCATCATACAGGCATGTCTATAAAAACAAATAAAACAATAGGCAGGAAGAATAAAATGATGTTTGAAGAACAAGGTTTTGTTTATAAAAAAATATGGGGAGGGTTTCCTGGTGAAGAAACAATCACAGATCCAAATGCTAATGGTGTTATATGATAGAAATAATTAACTACTTGATGTATAATAATAATAAATTCTATTATAATGGAGAAAGAGGCGTATCTGAATATATTCATTTTGAATTAGAACAAAATAATTATTATAAAACAAATGAAATAGATTTTAAAGATGATGATATTATTATAGATATTGGAGCTAACATTGGATTATTTTCTATAACTATAGCTAAGAAATATCCTAATATAAAAATTTATGCTTATGAACCATTTGAGGAAAATTATAAAGTATTATTAAAAAATATAGAAATTAATGGTATAAAAAATATTATACCTTCAAACAAATTCGTCGCAAATAAATCCAATGAAAAAATAAAAATGAGAGGAACTCCTGCTAATTTTGGTGGATCTGAGATTATGCTTGATTCTATCACAACTGAAAAAACAATAGTTTGTGAAATGGATTCAATCTCTCTTGATGATATTATTGATAATAGAAAAATAAAATTTCTTAAAATAGATTGTGAGGGTTCTGAATACTCAATACTTTATAATAGCAAGCAGCTTTCAAATATTGAATATTTAGGTGGAGAATTCCATACAACTCACAAAAATAAAGATGAGAAATTCACGCCAAATGTTTTAGAAGATTATTTAAAAGCTTATATACATAATGTATTTCACGAAGATATTTTCATGAGTGAAGAAACAGATAGTTTAGTAATGGAGTTAACTTGAAAACAGCTTTAATAACAGGTATAACAGGACAGATAGGTTCCTATTTTGCGGAACTATTACTTTCTAAAAATTACAAAGTGATAGGTTTATTAAGAAGAAATTCAACCAATACATTTGATAGAATAGAACATATTAAAAATCAAATAACATTGGAATATGGTGATGTAACTGATGAGGTTTCATTACAGAATGTTTTCAAGAAATATAAAATAGATGAGTGTTATCATCTAGCTGCACAAAGCTTTGTTGGTTTATCTTGGGAGCAACCCGTCTATACTTCTACAACCAACGCTATTGGAACATTGAAACTCCTTGAAGTAATAAGAACTCTTTCACCAGAAACAAGATTATATAATTCATCTACTTCAGAAATGTTTGGTAAGGTTCAGGAAATACCTCAGACAGAAAAAACTCCTTTCTATCCTCGCTCTCCTTATGGAACAGCAAAACTATATTCACACTTTATGACTATAAACTATAGAGAGAGTTATAATCTATTTGCTTGTTCTGGTATATGTTTTAATATGGAAAGCCCAAGAAGGGGAAAAGAATTTGTAACCAAAAAAATAATAAATGCTGTAAAAGAAAACAAACTTTTAAAGCTTGGAAATATTTATGCCAAGCGTGATTGGAGTTATGCGCCAGACAGTATTGAAGCTATGTATAAAATGCTGCAACAGGATGCTCCAAAAGATTATGTAATAAGCAGTGGAGAGACACATAGTATAAAAGAATTTATTATAGAAGCTTTTGCTTATAAGGGAAAAGAACTTAACTTCTATGGAGAAGGGAAAGATGAGAAAGCCTGTGATAATTATGGTAATGTTGTTATGGAAATAGATGAGAAATTTTACAGACCAGCAGAGGTTGATTTGCTTATAGGTGATAGTAGTTTAGCAAGAAAGGAATTGAATTGGGAACCAAAGGTTAAGTTTGAAGAGCTTGTTAAAATAATGATGGAGAGTGATTTTTGAACTATGAATCATCTGGTGTAAATATAAGTAAAGCGGATGATGCTAAAAAAGAATTTTCAAAGATATTGGATAATCAAAGTCCAACTGTTTTAAATAAAGTTGGAGCATTTGCATCTCTTATAGATATATCTAATATTAAGTATAGACATCCTATATTGGTTTTTAAAACTGAAGAACCTGGATCTAAACAACTTCTTGCTTTCAAGTATAATAAAATAAGAAGCATTTGTTTTGACATTATAAATCATTTAACTAATGATGTTATTTGTATGGGTGCTAAACCTATAGCTATACAGGATGCTATTATTTGTGGAAAACTTGAAAAAGAAAAAGTAATAGAATTAGTTCAAGGTATGAGTGACGCCGCAAAATCAAATGATACAGTTTTGACAGGTGGAGAAACATCAGAGCAACCTCGCGTCATAGAAAATGGTAGATATATCCTTACTGCCAGTATGATAGGCATAGTTGAAAAATATGATATCATCGATGGATTAAGAATTCATTCTGGTAATGTTATTCTGGCTTTGCCTTCCAATGGAATACATACTAATGGTTATTCTTTAATTCGTTCTCTTATAGATAAAGATGAGAGTATATTAAAAGAGAATATAGGCGGTGAAACTTTTCTTGAACAAATAATGAAAGAGCACACTCCTTACTATCATTGCTTGAAGGGTATTTTTTCTAAAATACACGGTATAGCTCACATTACTGGTGGTGGCATTCACGATAATCTAAAAAGAATTATACCAGAAAAAGTTATGGCCGAAATAGATTTAAATAAAATAAAAATTCTTCCTATATTCAAGTTTCTAAAAGAAGTTACCAATTCTTCCGATACAGAAATGCTTAAGACATTCAATAATGGTGTAGGTATGGTTATAGTTGTGCCTTTTGAGTCGGTAGGTTATGTATTGAATCATTTAAAAATGTTTAAAGTAGAAGCATATGAAATAGGTAGGATTACAAAAGGAAGTGGCATTTCTTTTATAAACGAACTGAATTGGTAAAGCGTATATAGTAAAATACAGGAGAGTTTATGGCAACTTTTATAACAACTGGTGGAATTGGCAAGACGTTATGTTTCTCGGCAGCAATACCTAAATTGGCAGCTAAATATGGAGATATAAATATAATGTCTCCTTGGGCTGATTTATTTTATAATCTTCCAGGAGTAAGACGATCAGTAGATTTAATGCTTGAATATGGGTATGAAGATTATTTTAAAGGACAAGATAGATTTTCCCCTGAACCATATAATAATAATAGGTTCTTTAAAAAAGAGATTGGTTTGATTGAAGCTTTTTTTGAGGAATTAGATCTTCCTTTCGATAGAGAAACTGATGTTCCTTTAGTTCCATTTACTTCACAAATGGCTATAAATAAAATACAGGAAATTAAAAAGAATGGTGAGTTTATTGTTGTTCAATTTATGGGCGGTAATCAAGCTCAGAATGGTAAACCAAGTGATAAGATTATGGTTAAGGATTATCCTGTACAATATGTGGAACAAGTTCTTTTGAAGATACGAGAAAAATATCCAAAAATGCAGATAGTAAATTATGGATTACCATTTGAATGGAATATTGAAGGGACTATAAGTGTTGGGGATTTGCCATATACTGCTGCTCCATACCTACTTAATGAGGCGAAAACATTTATAGCTATGGATAGTAATCTACAACATTTTTCTATTTGTAAAAATATTAAAAAGACAGGCATTGTTTTATGGGGAGCTACTTCTCCTGTTTCTTTTGGTTATGAACATAATTACAATCTTACAAATGAATGTCCATTAAAAGATCAATTCTGTAACAGACCATACTTCCAACATACATCAGATATAGTAGGAAAAGGGAATGTATGGAGCTGCCCTGCCAGATCTTGTATAAATATTAACCCAGATAATATTATGGAGTATTTGGATAAAATAATGAACCCTGTCGAAGAACCAAAGGCAGAAAGTAAAAAACAAACGAAAGGTAAGGAGGCGGTATCTTGATTTATTCACCTGGAGATTTTTTAGATAAATGGTCAATACTTAATATAAAGAAAGAAAAAGGTTTAGAAGTAGAAAAAGAAATCCTTGCAAACAAACCAGAATTTAATTCTTTATTTACTTCAAGAAAAGAAAACGATGCGCTTGATTTATATATAAAACTACTTGATAGTAATAGATATCAATTTGATCTTGAGGATAAGATAAGAGTGGAAAAGGATTTATCCGTAGTCGGGCAGATTGCTCTTGATATAAGAAAGCAGAATGATTATAGAGTTGAGCTGAAAAACAAAATAAATGAGATATTTAAATACGCATATATGGAAGTTAAGGAGTATAAGAGATGAATTTAAATCAGGTTGTTTTGGGTTATGATGCCTTGATGTCTTTAATGACACAAAAAGAACAAATCAAGATAGGTTTATTTTTTAAACTTAATAAATTGAAGGAAAGTCTGGAAAAAGATTATACAGATTTTCAGAAAAAGAGAATGGAGCTGTTTGATAAGTATGGAGAAAAAGATGCGGATGGAAATGTTGCTGTATTGGAAGAGCATAAGATTAAATTTATTACAGAAATAAATGATCTTTTAAATACAGACATCGGAAATGTTATTTACAAAATAAACACAGCTTCTATCGGTGAATTTGATGTTGATATTAAAACAGCAAATGGATTACTTCCATTCCTAGAAGAATAAGATTATTTTTTAAAAGTTCTAATCATTTCCTCTTTAAGTGAATAGCCGGTAGGTTTGCCGGTTATTTTCATGTCTCCATATTTTTTTTCAACTAAACTATTGAAATTCGCTTCAACATAATCTATAAACTCTTTTCTTATTTTAGCAGATTCATTTTTCTTTTCTATTAATTCTGTATATCTTTTAAAGTGATTAGGCATAGCTTTTGCAAAACTTAAACCAACATTAGAACATCTTTTCTTAAACTCCTCTTCCTTTTTTAATTCTTCTCTAAGCCCACTTTTCATCAATCCCAATGTTCCAAGAGCAGATAAATTAGCTATTTGTTTGTGTCCGCCACTTTCCTGTTCTATTACCTCAAAAGCCCACTCATTGGAACGAGTCATAAATTTTTTCTTAGCTTCTTGAACTATTTTATTCATATCTTCAATAAGATTTAATTTCAACCTCTTTTCTTCCGGCAAATCTGGATTTGCTGCCACTTGAACCATAGTGCTATATCTCTTAAACATAAGGCCCCACCTGTCTCCCTGTTTATCTTGTAGCAGAGATCCTGTGTATCTTGATGGATAGTTTTTTAAAGTTGTTGCGTCTTGTTTTAATACTTCTCCCATAGGAATAAAATTGCTTTTTCTGTCTTCAAGCTCCAGTAGTTCTTTCTCCTGTTCTTCTGTTCTATTTTTTATCGCTTTCAATTCTTTTATTCTATCTTTTTGTGTAGCGGTTGCATTACCGGAGGTTGCGTTCTTTAAATCTTCTTGACCCTTCTCTCTCCATTGCTCCAAACTTCTTGTCTCTGTTTTTTTATCTAAACCAGCACCTACTTCTTTTGCCATATTTTTCGGCAGTTGGTTTCTTATATTATCTATTAATTTCCAATCTGGATTTTCTTTAGCAAACTCTTCAAACGCTTTTGCTTGTAAATTATTAAAATTGGTATATTTAGATATATTATCATATACAGACTTTATTGTTGGTTTACTTTCTTTTATTAAATTTTTAAGAGCTGTTTGATTTTTTTTCATTAACTCTGGAATAATAGTGTTTAAAGCTGTGGCCATTCGCTGTTCTTTTCCTTTTCCTTTAAAATCACTTGGCAGTTCCAAAGTATCCATTAATCTAGGATAACCAGCACTATCAACCATAGTTATAGCTTTTACGTCCTCATCGCTCATAAATCTTTGTGCATGATTTCTTAATAAATGTTCCGTTTCGCTTTTATATTCTGTTTTAGCAATAGATCCGGATTTACCTTTTGACAAACTACCCTTACTATCAACATGATGGTCTGATACAAAATCTGGCTGCTCTATTTTTACTTTAAATAGTTTTTTTACTTCGTCTTCGCTAGCACTAATAGGTATTTTACTATAATCTATCTTACTCAAAGCTTTTCTCAATGTTTCAAGTGTTTTATCATCTAACTCTTTTTTAAAATATTTTTTTGTAAATTTATTAAAACCTTCTTTGTTTGAAAAATTTCCTTTTGATATCAACCTTGTATAAGATAAAAAATCTACATGATTTAACTTATAGTCAAGAGCTTTGTTTAAAGTAGTATATGTATCAGTTATTGGTAATGCAGAGAAATCGACAACAGCAGAGGTTTGACCTAATTTTGTTGCAACTTTCTTTGACATAGATTCATCTTCATCTCCATATTGTATAAAATCTATTGTTATATTTTTAGGATCTATTCCCTGCCTAACATATTGATTATATGTTAACAACGCTGAGAAGAAACCGTCCAAATCTTTATGACCAACAACCTTAGCAGCATGAATTCCAGTGAATTTCTTTATTTTTTCCTCTTTATCTTTTGATAATAATTTAGTTTTTAAACTGTTTATCAAACCATCCAATTCTTTTTCTTCTTTATCTGTATTTATTTTTGCAGCTTT